CTCCCTAAAGAGCATTATGTTGATGCAAGGTGTATCAGTGGTAATCCTACTGCCAAACCTCTTGGATATTATTTCTATCAGAAGAAAGTAAGATGCCAAAACAGACAAATACACAAAGCTAATTTCTTGAAAGGTGGTAGAAAGAAACTCAATCAAGCACCATTCTTGGTAAAAGGTTTTAGGTTGTTTGACCTAGTTGAATACAAAAAAGAGTTGTATTACATATTTGGAAGAAGGAGTAATGGCTCCTTTGATATTAGGAGGTTGGATGGAACAAAAGTGAATAAAGGTTCTATCAATTGCAAGTATTTGCGGTTGATAGCTACAAGGAAAAGTATATTAACTGAAAAGAGAATGCAAGTAAATTTATGAAGATTAGTTTTTGATGTGATGCTTGACGGGCGGTTTATAAATACGTTCAGATATCAGTATTGCCCGTTGTTCCCGATAGACGAACAGGAACTGGAGAAGTTTGTCACCGACAGGCTTCCTACGTTGAAAGGTAAAGATTTTAAAATAGTATTTTAATATGAAACAGACAGTAGAAGAAGCGGCAAGGGAATATTCCAATGATTGCAGAAACAGGCAGCGTCATTGTGAACCGTACTGCATTGTTGACTTTATTTCTGGTGCCGAGTGGCAGTCAAAGCAATCACCGTGGATAAGCGTGGAAGAACGGTTGCCGGAAGAGAGTGGATATTACTTTATTACTGATGGTGCTGTTGTTGAGAAAGTTTATTTCTTTAAAAAATGGAATAAGTTTGCAGAACTCGGAGAATATTCTCACCTGTTCTACGATGAAGGCGTAATAAAAGCATGGCTTCCTATCCCCTCATTCGATGATATACTCGAAGCCAACAGGGATGTACTGGAACGGATTAAAGAGAAAGGAGATTGATTATGGAAATAAAGAACGTAGGACAACTTAGAAAAATCATAGAGAACCTTCCCGATGATTTTGAAATCGAGATGCGTGTCAGACGCAAATTGACGGATGAAGAATTGAAAAATTGCAGATACCCTTATCCTTACGATACAGAGTATTTAACTTTGGAGTTTGACGATATAGGCGTTTCTGACAAAGTATTGTGTTTGGGTGTAACTTCTAATGAATGAACGGTATGGAAGTAAAGAACGGAATAATAATAGACGGGGTGCTACATGAATTAAAGGAAACGAAACGTAATGATTGTTCAAAATGTTCATTACGCGATTTATGTCAAAATGAATTTGGGAACGCGTGTCTATGTTGGGTTAATTTATATTCGGTATCAGATATAATAAATAATGAATTTAAGTGTCGTGGCAAAGTAACGGATATTAAAATAAAGGAGGAATAATGAAAGCAAAGTATTTTAAAAAGATAAGAAGCCAAGTAAAGTGGTATAAGGTATCATATAGAGATAGTTTATTTTTTAGTTTTAGCGATGAGAAAGAAATATTGGCTAAATCTCCTGAAAATGCTTGTGTCAGATACCATAAACGTACTGGATGTTTTGTTAACAAATATAATCCCAATAATATTACACAATATAGTGAATCTCTTTCAAGGTTCAAGGTATGTATAGGTAAGAAAGTAATGTATTTCGATTAAATATGAAAGCAGAATGGAGCCTTGGTTTCACTGATGCGCTAATAAAGAAATTGAAAGGAGAATAAAATTATGACCGAAGAACTTGTGACATTAGAAACTGCGAAGTTGCTGAAAGAGAAAGGATTTAATTGGAAGTGTGAACACACAATAAGTTGCGATAATATTATTAGAAGATACGACATTCCGCAAAGTATATCATGTTGTACGGAAATAGATAACGAACCAGTTGAATTTTTATGCCCAACATTATATGTTGCCCAGAAGTGGTTGCGTGACACTAAATGCCTCCATATTGAAATAGGCTATATGTATGGAGACTATTGGCTTTACGATATTCTGACAATACCTACCCATGACTTGATAGGATTGTCTGACAGACCTATTTTCCGTTATAATACCTACGAGGAAGCACTTGAAGCTGGAATACAAGAAGCATTAAAACTTATATGATTATGAAAACAATTATATTTACAATAATATGTATTATCGCCCTATTATGGGTTGGAGATCTAACAATTACATTCAAACCGTTTTCCATATCGCTGCCCGGTTGGCATAAGGCTTTAGGTATCATCCTGTTTGTATTTGCAATGGCGGTGTATAACATTGGAGAATACGCTAAGGGGTACAAGCATGGTTTTGATGATGGGATAAAGGAATGCCTTGACATAATTAAAAAAAATGGAAACAATAGAACGAATAGCGACAATTGATTTTTGTTACTTTAGATTAAAGGTTCTCTATAAACAACTTTCTAATACCAAGTCAAACATCGAAAGACTAGTCGATAAGGCTTGCGGTTATAACGAAACCGAAGAGATAAGGAAGGAGTGCATAATGCTTGTAGAGCAGATCATTGAAAGCAAGAAGCAAATCGGAGAAGATTTCACAAGAGATGAACGTGTTTTGAATAAATTGAAAAGAAATGAACAGTAGCGACATTGATTTCCCGTTACTCCGTATATTTAATGGAGTAACGGGGCGATATGAACTTCTTATTGACGATGTATCCATAGATGCTTATGGACGTGTAAGAGATAGCAGTGGTTGTGTTGTAGAATGGTTTACAGGCGTGTTTGACATGAACGGAATACCATTGTTTGAAAACGACATAATCATGCCTGTAAAGGACGGAATAAGCCAATACAGGCGCATCTGGAGAACAGTAGGTGGATTTGTGTTAAGCAGGAGCAATGATGTAAAAGGACTGTCCAAATTGGATATGCTTGGTGCTGACTATCTTGTGAACGAACGTGTGCAGCAATACATATCTGATGGATGCGTAAAGGTGGGTTCTGCAACAATTGATCTTGACCTGTTAAAAGGGAGAACGAAAGAAGAGATTATTAGGAATTTGTCTAGGAGAGTAAGATGAAAGATAAAATGCTAGAGGAAAGTTTGAACAATTTCTACAGGACGTTTCTTATTTGGGTGATAAGATGTTATCCTATATTGTTCTGTATTGCTATACTTGTCCATCAGTGTGAGGTTATACACTCTGTTGGAACAGGTGATATCATTGAATATTATGATGGTGACACATTGGAGTATATTCAGTATGCCACTCCGTTTTCGGACAAGTACCTTACCATATTCTTTAACGCCAAACTGTTTAATGCAATATTGTTTTATGTGTTGTCAAAGGTATTTTTATTTCGTATATACCATAGAGTATTTGTCATTGAGATGTTTATATACGCAATACTGGATATTGTATTTAATAATGTGGTGTTTGAGGATGTGAGATGCACTATGTTTTATTCGTATATATCAATAGGATTTGTAACTGTATGTTTCTTTATTGCATTGTATCTACATCAACGATTCGGAGATAGGAATATAAATAATCATCAATCTATAACTGATGGTTTCAGAAACTGTTGTAGATTATAATTTCTGTTTTCCTGTTGGCTGTAATCCTCCCGTATTCTTCATGTTTATTTTGACCTTTATGGGAGATGCCTTTTTATTTGATGTTACCTTAGGGGATTTAACATTAACCCTAATCACTTTCTTTACCATATATTGCTTATTTTAATTGTTTAACAAAGTTAATTATTTTTATTTATGCAACAAAACAATAGTACCGATAAAACAGCTTCGGCACACAAAACGGACGAAATAATGGTTTACGAACATCCTTTTTTTGGTAAAATTCGTGTGTTTGTCCGATATGGTAAAATTTGGTTCTGTGGATTAGACGCTGTATCTTCTTTACTGTATTCAAATCCATCAAAAGCCCTTTTAGAGCACTGTAAACCATCCTCCGTAATGATGCGTGAAGTAGGAGATGATATAATGGAGTTTATTAATGAAAGGAGTATGTATAGACTGATTTATAAAAGCCCTTTTCCTCCTATGGCTGATGAATTTGAACGTTGGATATTTGATAATATTGTTCCATCAGCTACCAATACAGGCAGTTATTATGCACAGGTTAGATTACCAAACTTCAACAATCCTGCCGAAACTGCCAGGGCGTGGGCTGATGAGTACGAAAGGAATCAAGCGTTAAAGCCACAACTAGACAAATCCAATGAATGGTATAGTATCAAAAGATGGGCAAAGGAAAATGGTGTCAACTGGAAAAAGATTAGCCGGATGAAGATGAAAGTAATATCTTGCAAGCTAGGTTATGAGATAAAAAAGATTTTTGACGATAACCATTGCCAGGTAAACACATACAATGTAAACGTATTTAAGGAATACTTTAATAAATGTGAATAAATAATACATATTTTAAAACATTTTATAGTATGTCATTTTATTGATTATATTTGCATCATGTTTGAGTGTAGAAGCAAGCATATCTATAGTCAACTACCCGTAGGATAAAATCCCAAGTTGATTAGACTAGCGTTAGGAGAGAATATATAGTTACCAAGGGGTGTTTGCTCAAGCCCCTTGCTCTAAGGTCAGTGATTAAACAATTCTGTGGGGTAGGAATAGTGTTACTGACGGTAAACCTCTCCATAACATTGTCGATGAGCATTTAACGGAGAAATCCGACTTATAGTAAATTAAAAACGAATGGTTTACGTAATTAATAAACAAGGACAAGCACTTATGCCAACCGAAAGGTTTGGTAAGGTTAGAAGGCTGTTAAAAAACAGTCTAGCCCATGTTGTGTGCCGTATTCCGTTCACAATTCAATTGGATTATGACACAACAGATTATACACAGCCCGTAAGTTTGGGTGTAGATGCTGGTAGTAAGCATATCGGCATTTCAGCAACAACAAGTGAGAAGGAAATGTATGCAGCAGATGTGGAATTGAGAAACGATATTGTGGATAAGTTATCTACTCGTAGGGAACAAAGAAGAACTCGTAGGAGTAGGCTTCGTTATCGCAAGGCTCGTTTCAATAATAGGGTATCTTCCAAGCGTAAAGGTTGGTTGGCACCATCTGTTGAAAACAAAATCCAAACTCATTTGACTGTTGTAGAGAAAATACATAAGTTCCTACCGATAACTAATATTGTAGTTGAAACGGCTGCTTTTGATATACAGAAGATTAATAATCCAAGTATATCCGGCAGTGAATACCAACAAGGAGAACAACTTGATTTCTTCAATGTGCGTGAATACGTATTGTTTAGAGATAATCATACTTGCCAACATTGTAAGGGTAAGAGTAAAGATAAAGTTTTGAATGTGCATCACATAGAGAGCAGAAAGACTGGAGGTGATAGCCCAAACAACTTGATTACCCTTTGCGAAACTTGTCATAAGGCATATCATAGAGGTGAGTTTGAATTAAATGTAAAGCGTGGAAAGTCTTTTAGAGATGCCGCATTTATGGGGATTATGAGATGGGGTTTCTATGATAGGCTAAAGAATATCTATCCTAATGTAAGTATGACTTTTGGTTATATCACGAAGAATACCCGTACCACTAATAATCTCCCTAAAGAGCATTATGTTGATGCAAGGTGTATCAGTGGTAATCCTACTGCCAAACCTCTTGGATATTATTTCTATCAAAAGGAAGTAAGATGCCAAAATAGACAAATACACAAAGCTAATTTCTTGAAAGGTGGCAGAAAGAAACTCAATCAAGCACCATTCTTGGTAAAAGGTTTTAGGTTGTTTGACTTGGTTGAATACCAAAAAGAGTTGTATTACATCTTTGGAAGAAGAAGTAGTGGTTCCTTTGATATTAGGAAATTGGACGGAACTAAAGTGAACAAAGGCTCTATCAATTGCAAGTATTTGCGGTTGGTAGATAAAAGGAAAAGTATATTAACTGAAAAACGAACGCAAGTAAATTTATGAAGTGTAATTTTACCCCTATGGACAAATTCTACCAGATACTGGATTACTATGGTTTGTCTTACACGGAGATTAAGAAAAATCATATCCGTGTGTTTTATGGAAACAAGAAAATGTTTGATTATTATCCGCTTCGCATGAAGCTGTTTGATTACCATGAATGGCATCAGCTTACTTATCCGTTCGTGAAGGGCAAGGAAGATGAATGGGAAGTAGAACTTACCATGTTCATTATCGGAGTGTTGGGAGATGAGATGTTTAAAAAGTTTAAAAACGATTGATAAACTAGACAATTTCGGATTGCTATGATGATAAAAGTAGATATACCTGAACCGTTCATAGACGGTGACAATACGATGGTAAACATCACGTCTGATTCATTCTGCTATTCCAGCATTGATTCACGTTATGAAGGATTTCAGAGTTCCTACAAGGACGGGAATATGAATCAGAAGATACAGGGAAAACTAGAGATAATTGCGGACCAGTTTAAAGAACTTATAAAAATAATAGAAGATGGAAAGACATTTGTTAATACAGGAGTGTGAGAGAGAGGAAAAAATGAAGGAGTTGCGCAAGCTGCAGAACGATCTTATCAAGAAAGGCCGTATGGTTGAATGCTCTCGTGTAACAGCCAAGATAAAGGAGTTTCAGGAAGCATATATCAAGGCTTATCCTGACGGTAAATATGTAAGGGGCATGGATATTATCAAGAAGATGTCTGATGATGAGAAAATGGATTGGATGATGTATGTCAACGCCATTGCTTTCTGTGCTGATATTATTCACTCATCTTCCATTGAGCTGAATGAAATGCTAAAGAAAACACTCCCCGGATCTAGCCTACAGATGTTTGAAACGCTTGAAAAGGTAGGTACTATGGCAAAGAATCAAATCCTATGGATGGATAACAATGTTGACGAGAAATTCCAGGATGATTTTGCAAGATATGCCGATGAAATATCCGTGATGCTTTTATCATTTGTTAAAAATAAATTTTTATCGAGAAAATGACAAGAGAAGAGATACACAAAAATGTGCTGACAATAAGAAATTATTATTTCAGTATTCAGAATAAGATTGACAATGGATACAATGTTTCAGAATTGGATATAGATTCTAAAACGCACAACAAGATGATTGACGATACAATAAAATCAGCCTTTGAAGATCATAAAATAATTCTTGCTTTGGGAAAGTATAAGCTATGAAAAAGAAAGAAATAGACGAAGGATATATTGTAGGTGACTTTTATATTATTAAAAGCCCTATCAAAGAGGGATGGATTCACATAGTGAATATAAAAACATCTTGGCAGATAAAGGTGATGATGGGAGCGAATACGGCAAAGTTCCTAAGCCTTCCCCAACAGGAGATATTTGACAGGATTAACGGAATATACATTCAATCCATGATGTCTTTATACGATTCAGAGTATGCCTTGAAAATAGCTAAAGATGCTGTGTCTTATATGTCTGAAAAGGCAAAAAAGATGGGGAATACTGAAAATGAAGATATTGAAAAGGTGAAGAAAGATGAGTTTATGATGAAGATAGCCACATCTTCCGATGAAGAAATTATGGACATGATCATAAATGGGGAAATAAAGTACGAATATTTCAAGCAAGAACAGGAGGATTAAATCATGCAAGACTATATTTCAGATTGGTTCATACCGATGGATTTCGGTAATGATATGCCAGAGGAAGAATCGGACGGTGAGGATAACTTTAATTTTGAATGATTATGAAAATAGTAAAAAACAAGAGTTTTGGGAATGGTATCGTGTATTGCTTACGGCTGGATGATGGAATGCTTGTAGAAACCACTGACACATTCTTGCCGTACTACACAAAAGACGCTATCGGAAGGAAGCAGAACTTTTTGGATAACGAAAATCTTGGAAACCGTTCGGAAAGGTGGATGATTGGAGTTTCAACCATGAGTGGTTGTCCTGTACGCTGTAAGTTCTGCGCTACTGGTAATATGAAGAAATACCGCAATCTTACTGCGGACGAGATAGTAGACCAAGTTTTATTTGCCATTAAGCAATCTGGATGCTGCCCGAAGGATTCAAAGGAATTTAAGATTAACTACACTCGTATGGGCGAACCTTTCTTAAACATAGAAGCCGTAAAAGAAGCTATTGAGCGGATTACTGAAATATACCCGAATACACATCATTATGTTTCTACGATTGGTATTAAAGGTAGTGATTTTTCTTTTGTAAAGGGAAATATAACATTGCAAATAAGTTTGCATAGTTTCGATGAAGAAAAGAGAGACTGGCTTATTCCTTATCCGAAGAAAATGTCTATTGAGGAACTTGGGCAAATAAGAACAGAAAGTAACTTGAAAACCACTATCAACTTAACATTGGTAGATGAATCAGACTTTGATGCGGATAAACTGGAAAAGTATTTTGATAAGAAGCACTTCTTTGTGAAGTTGTCCCCAATCAATCCAAATAATATATCAGAGAAAAACAAACTCGGCAATGGAATTATCGAGGGAGTTAATTTAGTATAAACATTTTAATTGACAGAATCATGAAAGAGATTAAAGAACAGCTTGAAAAAATGGGCTATGACTACGCAGTAGCAATAGCAACAAAGTCAGAGATTGAGAACGGAGCCGCTTGCGGTCAGCTTTCAATTATAGTTGAAGATGAAACAGAAAAATAGTGAACTTTTTGTTCAACCCGCCTGCTCGGTCTGTAAAGATAGGGTGGGCGAAAATGGGGCGTTTGGCTGGTGTGACTAATGTGACGCGCGGCATTGTAGAGGAGGACAGTTCGATTCTGTCACGCCCCTCATAAATGTGATCTACACATCAATAACAGTAAGTAAATAATTATGAATGAAAAATGAAAAACGATAAATTAATATTGGATGCTTGTTGTGGTAGTCGTATGTTTTGGTTTGATAAACAAAATCCTAATGTGTTATTTGTTGACAAACGTTCAGAAACACTTACGGCCAAAGATAGGGATAAGATAAGGACTATAGAGGTAAAACCTGATATTATCGCAGATTTTACTAATTTACCATTTGAAGATAATTCTTTCTATCAAGTTGTATTTGATCCACCACACCTGAAAACACTTGGAGAAAATTCATGGATGGCAAAAAAATATGGCAAGTTGCCTGATGATTGGAAAAGTATTATTCATGAAGGTTTCAAGGAGTGTATGAGGGTATTAAAACCGAATGGTACACTTATCTTCAAATGGAATGAAAGCGAGATAAAAGCATCAGATGTCTTGTCTGTTATTCCTTTCAAACCTCTATTTGGACATACAACTGGTAGACAAAGTAAGACGATATGGATGTGTTTTATGAAATTATGTAATGAATAAAATATGGAAATAAAAGAAATTACTAAGACTGTTTACATTGCAAATGATGGAACAGAGTTCTTAACGAAAGAAGATTGCGAAAAGCATGAAAGGTTTGTTGAAAAAATACTTTCACGTATTAAATATTTCTGTATCAGATGTAATCCGGATTTGACAGAAACAGGGGATTTTACACATAAGATATATGTAGCAGTATTCTCCAAACGTTACTTTTATAGAGATATTGTTTTTGAGTGGGCATTACGTAAATTCGGTTATTTAGGAGTAAGTGTACAAGGATATGGCTTTCAGACACATTTTTGTGTAAGTGAAGTTTCTAAAGAAGAATATGAAAAGTGTCCACCCACCAAATGGGGAATATCGGAATTAGAAAGTGAGAAAATATTCCTTAGTCCTAAATCAGTAGAGGGATTTCCTAAAAACATTGACTACATGACAGAATGGGGATTTAAATAATTTTTTAAACTTTAATTATTATGATGAATTTTTTTGAATGTAAAATCCGTTACGAAAAGATAATGGAAAATGGTGTAAACAAGAAAGTAACGGAACAATTTTTGGTGGATGCGCTTAGCTTTACTGAGGCAGAAGCACGTATTATATCTGAAATGACACCGTTTATCAGTGGCGAGTTCACTGTTTCGGGCATTAAACGCTCCAATTACAGCGAACTGTTCCCCTCTGAAGAAGATGCAGCCGATCGCTGGTTTAAGTGTAAGCTGTTCTTCATTACTCTGGATGAAAAGAGCGGAGCGGAGAAAAAGACATCATGCTATATGCTTGTTCAAGCAGCCGATTTGAGAGATGCTGTAAAGAAACTTGACGAAGGAATGAAGGGCACAATGGCAGACTATGTGATTTCATCCATAGCCGAAACTGCCATCATGGATGTATATCCGTATGAGGCGGAAAATGATTCCTGTTTATCGGAATACCCAAGTGGACACAAGACGGAAGCTGTCATAGGCGGAAAGAGCGTCATTGTAGACAAAACGGGAAATTCAACTGTAGTTTTACCTAGTGAAATTTAATAGATATGTCAAACGAACAACAAAACCAGGTTCTCCATCATTGGAGAACTGGAAGTCAATCTGATTATGTAGGAGTAGAAATACTTCCTAACGGTCAGTCTATCATCGCTACAATATCCCATATCGTATGGGATGAGAATGCAAAGGTACAAGGTAGTAAGAAACCATCATGGATTGCTTACTTTAAAGAAACAAACCTTGTTCCTAAACCTATGCTATTGAACAGTACGAACCGCAAACGCCTTACTAAGCTGGCTCAAACTGATTATCCTGAAACCATCCGTGATTTCCGTGTCATATTATGCAAGGAACTGACACGTGACCCAAGCGATGGAGGAAAGGTCTACGGATTGCGTATAGGGCGTGATGTTCCGCCACCACCACAGAAAGAGAAAATGACGGTGAACTCTGATAAGTTCAAGGCTGCATTGGAAGCATTGAAAAGTGGGAAATGCGACATTGGATACATCACGGCAAGCTATGATGTGGATGCGGAAGCTATGAAATTGTTTAACGAAGCGACTAAGAAATGATGGAAGCGGAAGAAAAAGAAAAATTATGGCTTATGAAGAGGTGTGGTAAAATCACCTCTTCCGCCATTGGAAAACTTATGGTTTCCGGGAGAAGGGAAATGTCACCTTCCGAACTAGAGGTTGCAAAAAAACAGGGTGTGAAGAGAAAGACAGTTGATGTTCCTTTTGGGGATACAGCTATTTCTTATCTTTATCAGGTTGCAAGGGAAAGAAGGTTAAACAAACCATGTCGACATATATCCACCTCTGACATGGAGTGGGGAAAGGATCATGAAAAAGACGCTATCGAGTGTTTTAACCATAACACGTTCTCCAGACTAATGTCCTGTGCGGATGATTTTGACGAAATTGTTTTTGTCGATAATATCTATGATGGATATGGTGATTCTCCCGATGGATATGGATTTGATGTCAATGGTAAATTGTCTTATATAGCAGAAGTGAAATGCTTTACTTCTGAAAGTAAGATTGAATATTTGAGAGAAGCCACAAAGGAACAGGCGATAGAGGAATACTATTGGCAGCTAATGTCGCATTTCCTTTCCCATCCCGATGTGGATAAAATGTATTATATCGTATATGACGGTAAGTCGGATGATGATCCATTTGATTTACGCCCGGTTAACGATCCGTCAAGGCTTTTGTATTGGGAACTTGACAGATGCGATTATAAAGACGATATAGACAGGATGGAAGATAAGTTACAAATGGCTCTAGCTTATCTTTCACTCAACGAACGGGATACGAAAAAATACCCAATAAGTAAAATAAATGACTTTATTGGTGTTTCAAATACGTAACGGGTAATTGCGGAGTTACCACAAAAAGTTAATAATATGTCAACAAATATAACATTATCTAAAGAAAGTAGTGAAAGCGAAATTAAGGCGTATTTCAATGAAATATTAAAGCTATCACAATCAGATAACGAATTCCCAGTAAATTTTGATGATGTATGGATGCTTGTTTATCAAGACAAGCATAAAGCAGTAAACGAACTTAAAGAAAAGTTTATTGAAAGTGTTGATTATCAGGCAATCACCCAAAAAGTAAAATGCCAAAATGGAATCGGTTATTCAAGAAGAATTGATTATCATATTACTGTGCCTTGTCTTGAATTTTTTAATTGCAAGAAAAGTAAGATCAGTATTTGAGGTTTACCGACAAGTATTCCATCATACCGTTAATAAGATTATAGAGAATAAGTCAATTGATAGTCAACCAGCCATATCGGATAAAATGAATGCAGCTACATGGGCGGCAAAGTTTTTGAACTTAAATGATAATTCAAAGTTGATTATCGCAAAACAAATACTTGACCCATTAAATATATCTCTTCCAGATTATACATCATCGAAAGGGATATTAAAGTCTGCCTCTGAGTTGTTATCTGAAAAAGGAATTAAAATTTCCGCACAGGCATTTAACAAGGCTGCTATTGAAAAAGGATACCTATGCGAATTGAGCCGAAATTCTTCACACGGTAAGAAAAAACGATTCAAATCAATCACGGAAAAAGGTCTTTCTTATGGGGAAAACCAAGTAAGCCCGAATAATCCTAAAGAAACACAACCTTTGTGGTATGAGGATAAGTTTGAAGATTTATTGTCTAAATTGTTATGACTACATTAATCAAGCACAACAAACCTAATCGTGGGGATGAAATAATCATCCCCTATCTTGCCATAGAAAACAATATCAACTTTATCATGCTCAATGGGGGTGTAGGTGACGTTGAACTTATGGACGGAACGAAATGTAAGTCAATAAGCTGCACTCCTATCAAATTTGATGATGCAGGAGATGATATATATCGTATATATGGTATAGGAAAAGAAGCATGGAAAATGGCATGGCTGAAAAGAGTACATGCAATGAGTGATGAAATTGTAAAACTAAAGTTAGATTTCAATGCCAGCAATTAGCGAATTATGGATAGATTATCCAATATCTTACCGTGATGAAAAAGGAAGGTTCGTCAAAGGTCATAATTATGGATTCAAGAAAGGAAGGAAAGTGTCGGATGAGGAACGTGAAAAGAAAAGAGTTCTTATGAAAGAACTCATTAAAAAACGAAAGGAAAACGGTTCTTATCTCGGTCATAGAAACAATACAAGGGCTGTCATTGCGATAGAGGATGGTACGAACAGATTCCTATGCTTTGAAGCCTGTTGTGACTGTGAGAGGAAATTAGGTATGCCACAACGCTCATGCAGTTCTTTCTGTAAGGGGAAAAACGGGCATAGATGGAGAAACTTTAAATTGTTTTACGAAGATGAATACGGATTACGTTGACAACTTTGAAAACTATGACAGGAAGCTGATCAAACTAAATAGCGACACTGCCATTTTGCTTCACATATTCAAGAAAAAGCCAAACCACCACTTCGAGGATTGGATGGTTCTTCAAGACAATGAGGAATACTTTAAAAAGGAATGTGTTCCTGATTACGAAGATGCCGCAAGGCAGTTTGTCAAGCAGTTTGAAGGAGAAGAGTGCATGGCTTTTGTGATTGCATTGAAAAACGAACTTGAAAGAATAATACAAGAAAATGAGTACAAACGAAATCAGGCTAAGGGATTACCAAGAGGTGGGGATAACCCGTCTGAGAAATGCCCTGACTAATCATAAACACGTCATATTCTCAGCCTGTGTAAGTTACGGCAAAACGGTCATAATGAGTTTTATGGCTAAAGGTGCTGTCGAAAAGGGGAATAAGGTGCTTATCGTATCCCACAGATCTGAACTTATGACACAGACAGGGGGAACGTTGGAAAGAGTTGGCATACAAGCTGAATATATCTCTCCTAAGCACAGGAACATACCTAAAGGTCTAGTAGTATCCGCAATGGCTCAAACTCTCCGTAGAAGGCTAGAAAAGCCCGAATGGGTTGAATGGGTTAAGAGTGTATCTCTCTGTCTGATAGACGAAGCGCACTCGTCTGACGCAGATTATCTCTTTGAATCAGGTTTGCTTGATGACAAGTATGTCGTAGGTCTTACAGGAACCCCGATGAGAAGTGGAAACCAAAGGCAGCTTGGCATGAACTATGAAGAAATTATAGAAACTGCCCAGATACAGGATATGATGGACCGGGGAAACATAACCAAGTTGAGAACGTTTACGGTTGATGCGCCCGACTTGTCTAAGGTTAATACCGATTATCGTACAGGTGACTTTGATAGCAGGCAGATGGGGGCAGTGTTCAACAAGTCTGTACAGTACAAGGGGGTGATTGAAAACTATATGCGTATCTGCCCGATGAAGAAAGCAATCTGTTTTGATGCCACACAGGCAAATGCGATAAGGATGTGCGCTGAATTTAATGAAGCTGGCATCCCTGCAAAATTCCTCATATCAGGTATAGATAAGAATAAGCCGGATGAGTTAGCATTATATGAAAGATACAAGCATCTTACAGGAAACAGGGAACAGCTTATCAAGGATTTCCATGACGATAAATTCACCGTTATATGCAACAGTGGTATCTTATCTACGGGATACGATGAAACAAGTATAGAGGTTTGCATATTAAACCGTGCTACACAATCCGTTCAGTTTTATATCCAGGCAACTGGCAGGGCTATACGGCTTCACCCAAATAAGACAGAAGCATTTCTCCTAGACTTCGGTGGTAACATATCACGGCTCGGCAAGTTTGAGAAAGAACGTAAATGGGCTTTATGGCATAACAAGGGGAAATGTGAAGGGATACAAGGAGTGAAAGAGTGTAAACAGTGTGGTAAATATATTGCCATAACCGCTTCGGAATGCCCTTTCTGCGGATATGTATATCCTACCGAAAAGGAGATAAGGATGGCGGAACTGCAAGAACTGGTAGGAGATTTAAAGTTCGAGCAAATGACGCCTACTCAATTTTTCCAGTATGCGGAACTTAAAGGATACAATACTTATTGGGCAATACGGCAGTTGTATATCAGAAATACGGAAACTGATTTTCGTAAAGCCATGAAAGAATGCGGATATTCCAGCAAGTTTATATGGGGTTATATTCAAAGAAACAAAAAATAACATTTAATTATGGGAAAAAATTTACTTAACAGCGATGGTAAAATTGCCTTGTTTCACGAAACGATAAGGCTTGACTTTAATCTGCCCAAATACTCCGTTATAGAGCAGAAAGATCCTAATCCAAGTGTAATGTCTTACGATTTCCTAAAACAATACATGGAAAGCAATGACAAGGAAGGAGTGGCGGAATTTAATCTTACCGTTTCACCGACAATGCTTGATTCTGTAAAAACAAACCAGGAGCACAAGCAAGTAAGAACCTCTCTTCTTGGCATAAACCATAAGGAAAACTCATGGTTTAAAAAGATTAAGGACTATGTAGACGAATACAGAAGAACCAAGTTTGATGTGATACATTTCTTCTCTGAGGTGAAGATACAGACAGAAAACGAGATGAAGCAATACAGGGATAGGATAAAAGACTATATACTGATGCTAGGTTATGCTGAAAGATCAGGTCAATATGCCTTGAAAGAAAAACTGTTCCGAAACATGGTGATATGCAAATACGAAAGCATATTGTTCAGCAAAGGATTATACAAGGCTATATCAGAGGAAAATCTTATGAAGTTTGCAAAAGGATGTCCGAAAAATCTATGCCTTGATTATATTTCTGACTATACTAGAATCATACCATTTGACATAATTAGGGAAAAGACTGACATAGACAAATATGAAATATTCGACAACTATGTTATCCTCCATTATGACTTTGATAATAACGGAACAGATTTACCGTCTGACAAGAAAAAAGAAGAGATGAAAAAAAGAAAAGACCCTATTCTGTTTGGTGTTATTGCAGGAAGCAACAAACTATACTTCATCGGTGACTGGATTGACGAGTATTGCGATTTGCGGTTCGATGATGTAGTAAAACAATGCACGGACGATTTCTTGTCAGAAAACATTTCTTTGGATGATCTTACAAAATAGCAACACAAAGCCTTGCAGGAACGGAGAGTGTTGCTGCTGTCGCTGCAAGCATAGATATACGGTTATTGTGGACGGTTTGTTTGTTGGATATGTCTGCTATATTCCTTGGTTTGAAAAAAACGTTGCCATGAAGATAAGAAACAGCGGACATGATATGTGTGAAGGATTTGAGATGGTTGATAACAAACTTTAACCTTTTATTCTTCTTACATATTCCATTTCGTAATACCTTTGCCAAATACAATTTTTTTTATTATGGCTGAGGAGAAACGATCTGCGGAAGAAAAGAAAATGCAGAAAGATATAGTAGTTAGTTATAGGAACGAGAAGGAAGGTAAAGGATGCAGGGGATTGCTTGTAGCATTCTTTTCCGAACTTCTCCATCCTGCTGTAAGTGGTAACAAGTCGGCTGAGTTCCGTGCTCTAGGAGCAAAGAAAAGTATGCCTGACCTTGCTTATATACATGACGGTAAGATATATGGCATAGAACTTAAAATGCCTGACAGTAACCATGACCGTAATCATATAATAGAACAGGCTGATGTGATGGCTACATATTTCTTTAGAGGATATTTCGTATGGTCTAAGGAAATGTTGTGGAATATACTTGACGCTATTGAGCGTGGTCAGCCGGGGATGTCAAATACACTACAGATAAAAGATTATTGTATGCGTAACAGCACTACAAAGGTAAGTTTTGAAAAAATAATTAAAGAACTGTTTCAATGAAAGTTATATATAACAAAATAATTCCATTCAAGGGGTACAAGTGTATAAATTTGTTTGGGGTTCTTTTCGTAAGAAAAGGATGTACGATGCGTGAAAGCGATTACAATCACGAAGCGATTCATACAAAACAAATGAAAGAGCTTTTGTATGTTCCGTTTTACATTTTGTATCTTTTGGAATGGCTGTACAGGCTTACACAAAAAGGTAATGCGTATAAGAATGTATCGTTCGAGAAGGAAGCCTATGATAACGAGAACGACATGGATTACCTTAATAAAAGAGAACATTTGTCTTGGATTGAATACATTTAAATTTGACATTTATGAATAAGATAGTTTTTGATAGAAAAGTTTTATATTCAACGTTAAACTCAGCCAAAGCCTGCCTTTCCGATACAGGCTTGACGATATTGAAATGTTTCCGTTTTAAATATGTATCATCAGAAAATTCAATAGAGGTTACTTCATACAATAACCTTAATGAGATGCGTTTGATCATTCCAGTTGTTGATTCATACTGTAATGACGGACAGGAGTTTGCAGTAGACGGAATAAGGCTTGTAAAGCTGCTCAAAACAGTAAAGGATTCCATTGTTACGGTAAAGATATATGATAAGGATATAATATTCTCTTACAATGGCAGTGAAGCGTCTTTCTTTGCAGAAGATGTGGAATCTTATCCTGATATTAAAATAGGTAAGCGTGGTACCGGGATAAGGGTAAACGTGAACAGGAATGATCTGTATAGAGCATTAAAAAGGAACATAGGATTTAATGATATCAGTGACGTTGTGACCAGCCTTAGTGGAGTGGGGATAAATTTTATTTGTTCCAATAATTGCATTGATATATGTTCGTCCGATAAGATTGTATTTGTAAGAGATGTTATAGAATGTCAGCCGGATATATCAAAGGACTTGTGCATAAATGTAATGCCTACTTCGGTAAAGGAAGCGTTATCCTTTCTTGAAATGTTGTCAGAAGAAAATGTAACCGTTTCTGTATCTGATGATGAAAGGGTGATGTCTATATCTTATGGGGATTTCGGGTCTGTCTTTAATTGTACTCTGATGGAGGTTAAGTTTGTAAACTACCTGCCATTGGTAAATAATATAAAATCAAACTTTAATTACTTTATTAAAGCAAGAACTAGCGACTTGATAGATTCCCTTTCAAGAATAAAGGTAATGTCAGATGTGTATAACATATCACATTTTGTTTGCAGGGAGGGAGATAATAAAATGGATATAACATACACAAATGATGCAGGGTATAAAATATCGGAAAATGTCGGAATTGAAGGATATTGTCAAGGGCGTTTGGATTGCAATCTGAATATTGAAAAGATGATTAACGCATTGAAGGTATTTCCTGGGGATTATGTCACATTGGCATATACCAATCCTGAGAATAATGCTCCTATATGTATCATTAATGAAGAGGGTAATTATAAATTAATGGGCGTAGTAAACATTTTTAAGAGTTGATAACTATCGTTTAACCTATCGAATATACCGTTTTATTATTTTTGCAACAAAAATATATAAAACATGGAAGATAAAGAAAGAACAATTCAGATTCTCGCTGAAACAATAGATAGGTTAAACAAGACGATAGAATCACAGAACAGGCTGATTGAGGATTTAAAAAACAGACTTGAAACAATTCAGAACGAATATAGCCCTTCAATTATGACCGTAGGCGTATTAATAGAAAAGTTGAATAATACAAAGACAAGAAGCGGAAAGGTAAGATTTGAAGCATTATCCAAACATATAATGCCATATCTTACCAATCAGCTTTATGACGAGTATGATTTTAATGATGCCATTCCTACGTTCAAGGAAGTTCCGTCCGTTGAAAAGCCTGTAAATCGTGATATGATAGATGATATGATCAATGTTATAAAATCAAAGAGAAAGATAAGCGAATCATCCCAAAAGGCATATCTTTTAATGCTTAAAAGAATATTGTCCGAATCAAAAGAGATGAGCAAATATATCAATGATTATATTATCTCACTGAACGTAAAATCTCCTTCAAATATATCTCTTACGGATGAAGAAATAGAATTATTCTGGAATGTCGAGCCGTTTAACGTTACAGAAAAAATTGTAAAGAAATTATTTCTGATTCAATGCTATACTGCCATGAGATATTCCGATATTTTCAGATTGAAAGATTCTATGATGGAGGGAAATGTTATTTCGTATATATCAAAAAAGACAGGTAAGAACGTTGAGGTTCCCGTACCTTCCAAGATTATAGAAATGATAAAAGAGATTAGATCGTTCGATAAATACAACATAGAATCTTCCTTAAAGACTACTATGAATGAAGTTCTACCAACTCTTGGATGTAGAGCAGGTATAAACAAGCAGGTATTTGTAAGACGGGCAAATGTACTTATGAAAGGGCCGAAGTACCAGTTCATCAAAACACATACAGGACGTAGAACAGCTATTACCAGATGGGCTAATATGGGAATACCAGAAGGAGAACTGAAATCTATGGCTGGTCATTCTGATATAAGAACCACGAACAGATATATTACTGCAAGCGTATCAAATAAAACCAAAAATATTTTAACTGATGGAAATTTTGGAGAATGTGCTGTCGATTGACAAAATAAAACACCTTCAAGAACTTGGGGTGAATACAGGTAATGCATCAATGACTTGGATGTTATATCCTTATGAGGAAGGCAAACAACCACAATTATCTTTACGAGAGTGGAGAACTTTCAAGGAACCGTTCAGAAAAGAACATTGTATTCCTGCATTTACTTTGCTTGACATCCTGGAACTGTTACCAAAAGAGATAGAAACAGGAACGGATACTTATTGGATTACAATGTATTTTAGTGACAATTGTTGGCATATATGTTAGGCATTAAGGAACAAACGAACACCATTACAAAAATTTAACACATACTATTTCGTAGTACATAATACTGGCTAATATGCAATTAGTATATAAATTCGATATCAACCATTCTGACAGGCTTTGCGCGGCAGTTGGAAAGGTTATCAATGCTGATGTCAACGGTGCGCTTAATATCGGTAGAAAAGTATTCGGTGATTCATTCATGATAGCCGATAGTGGGCGTTGGATTAACGTTCTAAAATGTGTGTAAAGATGTACATTAATGCCAAAATGAATAAGGAAGAATTTTTAAGCAAAAGATACGCCATTGATTTAAAGCTAAAAGAATTGAATGGATAAAAGGAACAGTTGGAAAAGGAATACATTGAATCCAACCAAGTATTCCCTATTGGAAGCAAAGTCTGTATAACGGTCCCGGCTCATGAAAGGATATTGGTTCCAGAAACGAAGAAGTTAGCCTATATCGCAGATTATGAGATTGATGATAACGGAGAGGTTGTCCCCTCTTTAAGACAGTTGGATTGCAATGGGGGCATGTCAGCAATACCTTTATTTATTAATTTAAAGAAGGCTATAATTGAATTAGAGTAAATCAAATAAGATATGAACATAAAATTATGGCTATTATAGGAATTGACTTTGACGGAACAGTCGTGACACACGACTTTCCTAAAATCGGCAAGGACATAGGTGCCGTGCCTGTATTGAGAAAATTGGTTGATAACGGACACGAACTTATCCTGTTCACCATGAGAAGTGATATTGATGAGGTGACTTCCGATGATTACAACATACACAAACAAGGAGGAAAATATTTGTCGGAAGCCGTACAATGGTTTATGGACAACAACATTCCCCTGTTCGGTATAAACGAGAATCCTGAACAGCATACATGGACACTATCACCCAAACCTTATTGTCACATATATATTGACGATGCGGCATTGGGATGTCCGTTGAAATATGATGTAAACCTGTCAAACAGACCGTTTGTTGATTGGATGGAAGTAGAAAACATTCTTATAAAAAGAAAACTTATATGAAAGTAGGATTGATTGATGCGGATTTATTAGATAACGGAACCACATTCCCCAATCTTGCCATAATGAAAATGTCCGCGTTCCTTAAATCAAAAGGTATTCATACGGAATTATTGATGGATGGAAACAATATTGATTCCTATGATGTTATTACCGTATCAAAGGTGTTTACATCCACAAACGAACCAAGTTTCATACATGGATATAAGGGAAGTGTGATGTATGGGGGAACGGGATGGTATATGGGAAATGCTCATGATAACAGCTTCAATGATATAAGATATGAGGATTTGCACGGTCTTCCTAATACAAAACTGTTTAACGGTTTGTTATGGGGAACACAGATGCCCGATTATCATATATATGATTCCTTTATTGAAACGATAAAGCGAAAAGGTAAATTGAAGGCGTATCATTCGTCCTATACCGATTTTTCCATAGGATTCCTTACAAGGGGGTGTTTCAGAAAATGCCCGTTTTGCGTAAACAGAAACGAAAGCAAGGTATTCAAATATTCGGAGTTGTCCGATTTCCTAGACAGCGACAGAAAGGTAATATCACTTCTTGATGATAATTTCCTTGGATATGCAGGATGGGAGGATGACCTTACAGAGTTGCAAGCAACCGGGAAACAGTTTCAGTTCAAACAGGGTCTTGACATAAGACTTCTTACTCCTAACAGGGCTTCCATGTTATCCAAGAGCAAATATTACGGTGACTATACATTTGCATTTGACAATATAAAGGACAAGGATGTTATTTCAAGAAAACTTGATTTATGGAGAAACATTACAGACAAGTCAACCAAACTTTATCTGTTTTGCGGATTTGGAATCGGTACAAGCAGAGAGTTGCTTATAAAAGACATTCTTGAACTGTTTGAAAGGATAGAGATACTTATGAGATACAAATGTCTTGGATATGTCATGAGATACAAGGATTACGCTCTTCATCCCATGTCAAACATATATGTGCAGATTGCAAGATGGGTAAACCAACCCAGTTTCTATAAGAAAATGTCATTTAGGCAATTTTGCGAGTTAAACCAAAAGGGAGTACAGAAAGAATGTATGTCTATGAGAACATTAAAATTCATGTATGACGAATTTCCTGAATACAGGAGTAGACTTAACCATTATTTTAACATGAAATATGAATAATTTTAAACTATATATCGCCCGTGACGAAGGCAAATGGGATGAAGATGTACAAACAACAGGAGAACTGAACCTGTTCTATGATACTCCGGAACTTCTGTTTAACGTAAAAGACTGGACATCATACTGGGGAAATGCCCGAAAGATAGCGAATATTCCCTCTTACATGTATCCTCAAATCAAGGATAAAGAGTGCTATGTTTTCAACAATCTTGAGTTATACAAAAGTTTTAACTAATAATAGAGAGGATAGGCAGTTAGCCTATCTTCTCTTTTCGTATTTTCTTTTCATTTTTCTTCTTTCCACCCGTGTCATTCCCATGCTTTGAGCAATACCGAACAGTATTTCCTTTTCTGAATCGTTAAGCATATCATATACTTCTTCTTTGCTTTTTCCGCTAATCATAGCCATAAAAATCTTTTTCATAATGATTTATTTTAGTTTTTTCTTACAACAATCGCAAATCTCGTCTTTTATAGGTTTTGTAAATAAAGCACCTACATATCCTGCAAGGTATCCGGCTTCTTCTGATGAAGGCTTTATGCCATAATGATCAATTATATGACCAATCATGTGTTGTTTTTCATGCTCCAGTGTATTCATAAATTCTTCATCAGACGTACTGTGACTGATAATGATTACAGTGCACTTATTGTTTGAATACGTTACGCCGTAATTGTATTTTTCAGTCTTTATCTTATCCGTTATCCTGTTCAGCAAATGAAAAGGACAGCCAATATATTCCAGCCTGTATATCGCTCTTAAATAAGAGTATTTATCCACAGAATAGAACACATCAACCGTCCAGTCATATTCCTCAATGTATAGTCTTTGTCGTACCATAGCAATCAGATATAATCCTCCCAAGAGAAAGGTGTTCCACAGGCTATACACTTTGCATAATACTCGTCAAGAGCACGGGTAGGGCTTCCGTCAACATCGTCAAGATAGTCTTTTACAAACATACAGGCATATTGCTCATTGACTATGGATGAACCCATATAGTCGGCACGTACCATATTCAATACATAAACCTTGTTGTATTCCACATCATTCTTCAACTCAACATTGAATTGCTTCATTAATGTTTCCACTTGATCCTTGTCATACGGGTGTATTTTGTTTCCGTTCCTGTCTTTCATTTTGGAAACGGCATATTCACATAATTTCTTAGAGAAGTTCCATCCGTGTTCTGCAAGATATTTTTCCATTCCCGAAGGAAGTTTCTCATATACATCTAATCTCGTTCTTTCCATAGCTTTTGTTTTTAAAAAGATAGCCCGTAGCAAACCACTACGGGCTTAAACCAATTTAATTAGCGTCTACGTCTAGCGTAAGGACCAGTACCTTTGACTCCGCGTCTTTCTCCGTACTCATCATCGTCATCCCAAATACGCCCGTCATCGTCCATTCTTCTACGCATTCCACGCTCACCGTAACGTCCATCCATTTCTTCCATAGCGTCACGATAGCCTTCTTTATACGCTTTTTCTAATTCCTGGTCCATATCTTCACCTTCAAAGCTACGGCCCATTCCATATACTTTCCAACCCATAGTATTTATTTTTTATTGTTGTTATTATTATTGTTTACATGTTGCACGTCAGGCAATTTGATACCAGAAGCAGCAAGTTGTGCAAGTATATCCTTTATCTGTGACAATTCACCTTTAAGTTCCTTCATCTCCTTGTCCTGCTGTGCCTTTTCGGCAAATGCAGGATTCAATGCTGTAAGCATCTCATCGCAGCTTTTGATTACTTTCTGATGGTATTCCACAGATTCCACAACCCTTACACTACTTATTTTCATTGCTTCTATCTCTGCATTGATGGCATCCTTGCTTTCCGATACAACCACATTTCCGCCTACTTGGGAAAAGTCTGCTATACTAAGATTGGCTGGCAACTTTTGAAAATCAAGAGTATCATCTCCAACCTTAACTTTCACATCCACAACCATTTCATTTTGCGGAAGAGGATATGCTGTATATCCGTTCTGATATTTAGGAACAGGATTTGAAACACTTACCACAGTGCCCACATCACATCTTGGGTTTTCCCCTTTATGCAATATGAAAAACTGCTGTCCTTGTCGTATTGATTGAAACATACTTATTATAACTTTTTAATATCATTTTACAGTGCTTCTAGCCTGTGCGGCAGTAGCAGGTGCAACGATATGATTAACTACTTGAAATATCCCATTACATTTGTCGTAATAGACAAAGTATTTATTGCCTTGTGAAATTTCACTAGACGGAATCTGATCTCCCGAACCGTTTACCAAAGGAACCTTGCTTGTGGATGTTGATGTGGTATTTGTCAGTGTGGTAGCCACAGAAACAAGATACCCGTCAGATCCGGCAGCAGGAACATGATTTACACTCAAGAGCAAAATACCTTGATTTGGCAATCGTCTGAACAGGCACGGGCTAATACCATAGATAACCTCTGAATTTGTCGTGTCTGTTGTTACAGAAGATGTCCGAACAAACGGTATCCCTCCAAAGTCAAGTCTATGTACTCCTTTAAAACGGTTAGCGTTATATCCCATCATATAAGGATTAAAAAAATAACTCATAACTTTTCCCTTTCTTTAAAATTTTACTATTTTTGCATCGGGATAGATAGGAGTGATCAACCTATTGAAAAGGGTTCGCTAACGCCCTTCCCTCTTTTTTCTATGTTAGCATCACTAAAACTAGTTAGCAATGACAAACGAAGAATTTATTAAGAGCATCTCCTTGGAAGGAGAAATTTGGAAGGATGTAATCGGATATGAAGGATTATATATGGTTTCCTCATTTGGACGAGTTATTTCATTAGAGAGACAAGTGCCAAATGGAAAATCATATAGAACACTTCCTTTTACTATTAAAAAACCAAATATCATCAATGATAGAGTTAATTATAAACGATATGAATACCATTTATATAAAGGTAAAAGAGAAAGAAAAGCAATAACTGCACATAGAATTGTTGCTACTGCATTTATTCCTAATCCTAATAATTATCCTTCAATAGACCATATAGATGGAAATCCGTTTAATAATCATATCTCTAATTTAAGATGGTGTACTAACTCTATGAACATGAATAATCCTATAACAAAGAAAAGAATTTCATTAGCTAAAAAGGGAAAATTAAATAATTCTAAGAGTATTCCAGTAGTTCAATTAAAAGATAATGAATTAATCCAAATTTATCCTTCTGCTATGGAAGCTAAGAGAAAAGGATATATTTTATCTTCTGTTTTAGAATGCTGTAAAAGCAAATTGAAACACCATAAAGGATATAAATGGATGTTTTTATCCGATTACGAAGCCCAATTCAATAAGTCAAAGAACTCTTAACTAAACTTTAGCAATTGCAACCACAGTTGTCACCAGCAGCATAACCTGCACCAAAACCAGCCATGAACGGATAACCATATCCACAACCGCAATTTGGATTAGGCACTATATAGGATGGAACCGGGCACGGAGCCTTAAGTTGCCCAACTATATTTGCGGTCTGTGCCTGCTGAGAAGCAGCTAAAGCTAAATTGCTATTTTCCTGTCTCAGAGCATCAATCTTGTTTTGCATTTCACGCATTTCAAGCTGACAGAACTTGTCATTGATGATTGCGCTTTGAGCGTCAATCTTACTTGACAAGATGTTAAACTGAGTGTTTGCATTGCTTGTCAAAGTATTAGTCTGCTCTACAGTAGCCAAACGGCTATCGCATCCTTGACGTTCAATAGCTGTACGGATATCGCAGCAGCAAGAAGCAAGCTGAGAACCGATAGCTGCACTATTGGACTGAATTGAGTTGATGATCTGTTGAGAGGAAAGACCTACTTGGTTACCAACTTGCTGAATCTGTCCTTGAATCTGACAGATAGCATTTTGCAACTGTTGAGTAGAGCAGTTCAAAGAGCTAGCCAACTGGTTGATAGCTGTTCCGTTTCCTTGAATAGCATTCATCAACAATTCACGTCCTGCTTCATTGTTCAATTGAGCAGGGATTCCGTTTGCTCCATTGCCAAACCCGTTACCGAATCCGTTACCACCCCACAGGAAGAAGAGCAGGATAATCCAGATCCAATAACAACCAGCACCACCCCAAGCGTCTTGATTTTTGTTTCCATTCATCAAGGCTGCTACAAGATTGGGGTCTAATCCTTTATTCTGCAACAGTGCAGGAATCATTGACATAATACCTGCGCTTTCTCCAGCGGCAGGATTGTCGAACATAAAAATTTTGTCTGAACCCATAATATTGTAATTTAATGTGTGTGTATTATAACTCCCGTAAAGACTGTGCACTCATCTTTACGAAAGTAAATTTACAACATGGATTGCCTAAACAAAAATAAAAATTTCGTAGTATAACTTATTGTGTTTCAGATAGTTTAAACTTGTTAAAATAAGTTATTTGCTTGTATGTTGCTTTTCCTATTCGTATATTAGCGCAATAATTTTAAAATAGAGGAATTGAAGATGAAAGAATTAAAAAAATGGAATAATAATCCAATAAAGATTACGTATTTAATACCTAGTGGAAACAAGTACGCTTATATAAAATTAGGTGACACTGTTGATCTGACGAACGGAACATATAAAATAACCGCTTTGGATAATGAAGAAAACATTTTCCAAGCGGTTAATATGGAGAATAAAGATGATTGTGTTATAATGTATGCGTATGAGGTTGTCTAGTTTTTAGTCTTGTATTTACCCCTTGACTTCTTTGGACGTATAAGCCCGTTGTTTTTAAGAGCATCCAATGTTTCTTTCAAATAAACGGGCTTTGTCATTCCTTGTACTCTCACGGGAGATAATAATGGTTGTACGGGATGAAACTTAGTGCCTTTGTATGTAAGTCTTGCAAACTCTGTGTCGCTCACATCAAGATACTTAATGGCATTTTCTCTATCAAAATAAGACGGTATGATAGTTGATCTGTTTATTGCGTCAGTAAGGAAGTTGAACTGTTCCGCATCAACATTCGAGTTTCCGCTTTTCAATGCTAGAGATATTCCGTCAAGTAAAGAGGCTAATATCGTGCTGTAATTCATTCCCATGTCCTACTCAATAGATGATATGTTTGCTGTTCCCGTAACACTTACCTTGCTTCCCGGTGTGACTGAAAAATATTCCACCGTTCCTGCCGGGAGAAGCATTCCTGTTGGTGCTATTCTGCTTGATCTGCTTTTCGTTTCCTGTACCAATGAGATACGGCATCCATCCGATGTCGCTACTCTTATAAGGTTTGACAATGCTGTGTATTCCTTGTCGGTTACATCTTCCGATGCTGATATTCTTGCAGCTACGATACCTTTTAACGCTTCATCCTTTGAAGCGTTTTTGGTGGAGAAATACCCACCTATCTGTTGTTTATCATTGTTCTCCATATCCTTTCAAGTAAGATTGTTTCACACTTTCGGCAAACTCGTTCAGTTTTACATAATCCGGGTCAAGTTTGTTTAAAATACCCTTTCTAAGAGCGGCCTCTTCTTCTCCGTTGGGAAATTCATCTTTTATAGCGGCATCTACCGTTTTGTCGTATGATACAGGGTTCTTTACACGCTGTACATCGGCTTTCCACTTTTTGACGAACTTTTCCTGTACAATATTTCCCATATCGTCCGTTTCGGGTTCGTCAACTTGTTCAATGTTTAAATGAACATTGCTATATCCAGTGCCTAAATCAAAGATAAAGGCAGGCTTCTCGTCAAAAATCAAACCTCTTTCCATAGTTTAAATATCTAATGTTCCATCAAAATAATAACCCCTATTGAATTTTATGACAACATCTTCCAATGGTAAAAGGCTTTTGTCTACTTGGGAAAGGAATGCTCCTAATGTTTCGTATCCGCCTTTCACAAAGCATTTTTCTCCTTTGAACAGTATCTGCATTCTTACCCATGTACTATTGTCCTTCTTTGTAGATGGTCTTACATCAAAATCAAGAATGTCTATATGCTCATCGACAAGTTTGTCTATCTTTATATCCTTTCCGTCAAACTTTCTTGACACTCTTATATTTAAGTCACTAATCTTTGTCATGTGGCTATTATTATTAACTAAAACTTTATTAATTAAGTTTTTAGAATCACAGTGCATCAACATACCCATATAACTCGTAATTGATTTTGGGTTATTACGTTTTGACGCAAAGTTTTTCTTTATTCTCTTTCTTATTTTGGTATGACCGGGAGTAAAGACAAATCCACCGAAATCTATCCCTTCTGAAACGGGGAATATCCTGTAATTTTTCTTCATCTCCAACTTTTTTTCATACCACAGGTAATTTCTTATCCTCCACAGCCATTCATGCAACTGTTTCTTGTCGTGGGATAATATCACCATATCATCGGCAAATCTGAAATAATGCTTTACTTTGAACTGCTCCTTTATAACATGATCCAAAGACCTTAATACCAAATGGCTTCCTATCTGAGCGTCAGGATTGCCAATAGCCAGACCTTTGTTGCTGTAATTAAGCGTATTCATAAGCCATAACGCATCCCTGTCTTTCAAGTCTTTGCTATATGCCTTCTTGTAAACGCTGTGTCTTACGGACGGATAAAACTTCTTAATATCCATTTTCAAAACGTATATTTTTCCGTTTTTGTCCATTTCAAGCAATGTCCGTTTCATCTTTCTCACAAGGGAATGCTTTTTAACCTTACTTGTAATACCCCTTTTGGGCAGACAGTTATATGAATCAAGTGTAAGGCTTTTTGTCCATCTGTCCATCATGGGTACCAAAAGGCTGTGCTGGATAATCCTGTCCGGGTAAAACGGGAGTTTGTGTATCTCCCTTACCTTTCCTGCATCAGTCACTTTCTCTATCACCTCATACTTGCTTACATGGTATGATTTGTCTTTGAGCATCTGATAAACATTCTGATGATATTCATCCTTATGTTTCTCATAATCCCTCACACCCCTGTGATTCCTCTTTCCTTTCTTTGCCTTTTCAGCAGCAGAGATAATATTATCCATACTGCCTATCGTTTCAAAAATATTATTCAATCTTTTCATCTTACGTGCTTTTCTTTGTCCGTTGAGCCAAAGATAACTAACTTTCCATATACCTACAACTGTAAATGTACTAATAAGTTCCCATTCTCAAACAATGGGTTGTCTTGACATTTTCCATCTTCCTGACGAGGCTTCTGTATAGCAGTAATTTTTTTTAGCACGTTAGCTGCCACCGATGTTCGTGTTCGCATTCGAAGGGGCATTGTTCGCATTACCATTCCGCAGAGAACAATTGTCGTTGTCCGACTTACCACCAAAGTAAACACCACCATTCTACAGACCGCCTTTTTTCAACTAACCGCCTTTGACAGACTTATTTAACTTTGCTGACGCATTTGGTTAGATTTTTAATTATGCAAACTTAAACATTATTAATATATTTTGCAAGTTTTGGGAGGGGGATTTTTCACTTCGTGAAAAATTAGGGTTGGGTTATTGTACAACGAAAGCCGCCACCGAGGCCCGCGTCCGCACTCGAAGGGGCAGAGTACGCACCACCATCCCGCAGAGAACAAACGTCGTAGGCCGACCGGGCACCAAAGAAAACACCACGCCTTCCAATCTTACCCGAACCTGCATTTCCCGTAAACCAGTTGTAATGGCATTCCCCCGTGTGAAGATTGCTTCCCTTGACCTCTCCAATAAGAGAGTTCTTAAAGTTCTTCGTTATGCATCCTTCACCTCTAGCCATAGAACCGACAAATTCATATGTATTCTCAAAACCGTAAGATTCCCCAGGATTCTTTTCTGTGGCTACATTGTCCGTAGTCAGATTGTTCACGTCATAGGTCTGATAGATGTCTATGGATGTAGAATCGTGCATGACACAATCTATCCCACTGTACCACATCCATATATCTCCCCACCCGGCAATACGTCCGCGAATGATAGGCTGTGTGAAGCATATCTCTATTTCACGGTTTGTAACTGCCGCATTGTCAGGAATACTCCATCCGCTAGTTACAGTTGCATTGACAAACTTGGCTACGATACCCGACATCTCCCCGTCAGCCAATCCGTTATGACCTTGGAAGTTGTAGTATTTGTATTTTGTGCTTTCATATTCAAACTCGGTGTCGGGAGCGACATTGTGTCCCTTTGCGTATGACATGGCAAGCTGCGCTTCAAACATCTTCATGCAAGGACGGTAGTTGTTTATAAGCTGTGAAAAATTGTAAGCAGTTCCTGTTTCTGATGCTTTAAATCCTTGCCCGTTCATCTTGTAATACACATAAGTCTGACCGTCCGCCTTCTTGAATCTGACGCCTGTCATTTTCCCCCAGCTTGACGCATCGGGGGCTGAATCGTTGGATGATATTCCTTTTCCGCAAACAGACTGTGCGTGTAGGTCTTTTGTTCTAAACTTAATAAAGAGAAGCGTACACCACACTTCAAGGTCAAGGGCGAAGGCATTGGCATAAGGATAGTTCTTCGTAATGTCCGGGTTCTTTGCCCTGGCGTATTTCTCAAAATCAAAACGTGATACATTTGTCGTAGGCCATCCATTTCCTTCCATTATGTTTACGCCTAGATTTCCTACTGATGTTGCTCCTTTTACCGTGTTGTCAAAAATAGATCTCTGCTTCCCATCCTTTATCGTGGAGTAACCGATACTCATTCCGAACGGTTTTATCTCTATGGCCGTATCGCCACCGTATGTAAACGGAGCGTCACTGACTAGCCTTCTTTCGTATGTATCATCCGTTCCTCCGTTGATTATCCAGAAAGGCTTGGTGTTTACAAGCATAATATCGCTTCCGTCATCTGTTACATCAGTTCCGTCAATAACAATATTTGACGGGCTACCGTCAGCCATTTTGAAGAAATTGGTCTGGTCAAGGAATCCTACTACCTTACCGTCCTTTACCTTTGCCGCACGGAAAGAGTTGAGGATAGGATGTGATGTCTTGAACTCTTCCTTTCCTATCCATGTCTGAAATACAGGGTCTGTCTGCCCTCTTCTCATTTCCACTCCATATATATTCCCCTGCTGCATCTTTATCTGTTCGAGAAGCGTTTTGTAGTCATTGGTGAAATCATTTGTGGATAACTCCTTACCGTCCACCTTGTCTACCTTCTTGTCTAGGGCTGTTTTCTGTGCGGTGGATACAGGCTTTTCTGCATCGGACGTATTGTCCACATTAGACAGACCTATATTGTCTTTCGTTATATTGACATTCCCTGTCCTGTAAGACTGTTCGGCATTACCTTTCACGCCTATGACGGTATTCTTCTGTGCGCCTTTCTCTATCCCGTCAAGTTTGGTTTTTAACTGGGTAGTAAAGTTGTTGTCGGTATGAACATAGTTTTCGTCCATTACCATGCCTTGTCTTATCTTGGACACCGTGACGGATTTGTTCTCTTTAGGGCTTCCCGTCACACATGGTATCATCTCTTCTCCCGTAGCGGTCTCAACGGGAGGCATCTGTGAAATTTTAAGATTATCTTCCATTATATTATTCCGTTAATATTAAACCATCGTTTTCAAGCAATATGCTGTATCCATTTTCAGTGATTACGGTATTCCGAAGAACCTCTAGCGTTATCCTTGAATCAGCAAGCTTCCATGAATTGTCAGAAAACGGCATATACCCGTCTTTCTTTACAGACAGCGACATCGTGCCATTTGCCATACCCCGTACTTTTACTGTACCGTCAGACAACGTTTTGTACTGTACGCCTCCCACCGTGACCGTTGCGTCCTGTATGGGTGAGCCTGATACGTCCACCACCGTTATCGTTACGATAGCCTTCGGTATATAGTAGTCAATCAAATCCTGCTCGGTGAATCCGTCATTCTGTTTGGTGGGAACGGAATCGAAACCGATGGAGTTGTAGAAAGCTGAACTAATCCATCCGCTATTATGGTCAGTATTGCTAAAGAATACAGGAGTTTTAGTTTTATCACCTGTCACATCATTGTTTACTATGGTGATTATTTGCTTTTTGTTTAACAAAGCGGAAACTATTGTAGATTCATTCAGTGTTCCATCAATATAGGTCTTGCCGTTTGAGTTCCTACTATTATAAGCAATACTACCTTTGTCATTGAATACGGCAAACAGCCAAGGTTCAGTAGTATTCAGTCTTTGGTCATAGATAAACTTTCCATCAACAAACGGATTAATAGTAGTAAACAACACCTTAACGCCATGCTGTAAGTTCTGTATTTGCCCATAATCATCTACCCCATCAGTTACTAGGGCGTTGGGATATCTAGGTATAAACTCTATTGTTACATCCATATCTCCTGTACTTCCTGTAACTCCTATGGCGTTATACAATGAAGTGGTTCCTTCGGGATAGGTTAATGTCACCTCATGCTCCCCGTTGTCAAAAGTATAAAATCCGCCATTTCTGTTTACCAAACTAACTTGTCTGCCATCAGAAAGACCTGTAACCTTAAACTTATGCGTTGGGTTAGAGTTTGCCGGAACTATGTTTACCATGTTATCTGTGGTGGATAGTTTTTTAGTAATATGAATAATTCTGTTATCTGTAACAGTAACATTTGCTCTATCGGGTAGAATATTAGTGCTAGCAATATCATACCCACCCACACCGCTCATTGCCGCGAACATGAAATTGTTAAGTTTCAGAGGTCTGTTGTTTCCGCTATGGTCTTGCAGGTATGGATTGGCTTTTAGTATCTCGTTTGTGGGAACGGATTGTCCTGACGGTAGCTGGGTGATGGTAATGTTACAAGCACCGACAATATTGCCGTTTCTGAATGACAGATTACCGTTTACGGTTCCTAATGGCGGAATATCATATGTTCCGTCTTGTGTGATATTAACTAATTTTACATTAGCACTATATCCCCAGTATAATTCCTGCCCGTCAACTATACCTTTCACTTCCACTTTCATTCCTGGGAAATTTTTTGTTTGGACAGGAATGTAGCATTTTACTGTATCGTTCAGTGTAGCAAATCTAGTTATGACAAATGAGGTGCTTGTTATAATTACATCAGCATTTACAGATGGATGTGATCTCCAATCATTAAAGTTTTGGCTGTATGTATCCACAGGCTTTGACATATCGTACCAGAACACCATGTGTTTTGGTATCCATTTTTCTATCACCTTGTTTATATCGGTTTTTCCTGTACCTGCCGATTTTACAAGTCCAAGTTTTCCTATGTTAAAAAAACCTATTTTTCTCATTTTTCGTCCATTTTAACCCACTCATCAGATAAAAGCAGCTTCTCAAACTCTCTTGTGCCTGTGTCGTATGTATCGTAAGGGAAAGGGTGTTCCGTTCCGTCCTCAGGTAACGTCATAGGCATCACTTCCATAACCTTCTCGGTATGGATCATATAATACAGACCGTCTGTCGATCGTCTGAAAACGGACAGGTCATCTTCCGAAAACATAATCTCGGCATCTATTTTTGGTACTATGGAAAACTGCATATTATGAATTTTATCTACTATCGCAAAGATAATTAAAAAATAGTTAAACGTATTGGTTGCATATGGATTTATGTCGTATATTTGCTGAAAATTTAAAAAAAATATACCGATGAATGTATTAAGCCTTTTCGATGGAATGTCGTGCGGACAAATAACACTTTCCGAACTTGGCATTCCTGTAGAAAAATATTATGCGTCCGAAGTGGACAAATTTGCCATAAAAGCAACTATGCAGAACTTCCCTGACACCATACAACTTGGTGATGTAAGAGAGTTGAATATTAGCTTGCTGGATAAGATAGACTTGATAATCGGAGGATCGCCATGTACGAACCTGTCCATGTCAGGCAAGAGAAAAGGGCTTTCAACGAAAGAAGGCATGGAGGTTTTAGACTTGCAAACGTATCTTGAATTGAAGGAGAACGGTTTCGAGTTTGAAGGGCAATCCTATCTGTTTTGGGAATACATACGTATATACCACGAACTTATTGAGCGTGGTGACAATCCCAAATTCTTCCTTGAAAATGTGGAAATGGGAAATAAATGGGAATCTGTGTTCAATGAAACAATGGGTAGGAAAGGAATACATATTAACTCCGCCCTTGTATCGGCACAAAACAGAAAGCGTATATACTGGACGGATATCCATGACGATATTCCACAGCCGGAAGATAGGGGAATACTTTTAAAGGATATTCTTGAAGAAGAGGTTGATGAAAAATATTTCTTGTCTGACAAGATGATTGAATGCTTGAAGGGCAGGGTAAAGGTGGAAAATGATCCGATATGTGTTGCGATGCGAGGGCGTGAATCAGCCTGCCTTACTCCAAAAAGAACCGAATATGGAAAACAGATAAGAAAGGAATATGAAGCCGGGATTGTAAAGGAACAGAGAAAGAACATCCAACAGCTTGAACCTAGGGAAGATGGAAAAACCAATTGCCTTACAACCGTACAAAAGGATAATCTGATAGTTGTTTCGGGAACGATATGTGGATTTGGAGGGAGGCATTTCCGTGAAATAAAATCTGGTAAATCATGTACACTGCTGGCAAGGGCTAGAAATGATGGAAGCACACAACCATGCGTTATAATTTATACTCCTAATATTGCCGATATTACAATTCCAAACAAATATATAAAGAAAAATATACGCAGTATAGACGATAAGGCTCATACATTACTTGCTACATCACACAAGGGAGCAATGGCAAACGGTATGATGCTAGTTGATAACGGTAATTTTCGCATTCGTAGGCTTACCCCCACCGAGTGCGCACGACTTCAAACCGTTCCCGAATGGTATATATGGGATGGAATATCCGATACACAGCGTTACAAGATGCTTGGGAACGGATGGAATATAGAAACAATCAAACATATCTTTAAATATTTGGAAAAACAATGAATGTACTAAGTTTATGTGACGGGATATCTTGCGGACGTATCGCACTGGAAAGAGCAGGCATAAAGGTAGACAAGTATTACGCAAGCGAAATAAACGAACCGTCTATCAAGGTTGCACTGGATAATTACCCCGATATAATTGAATTGGGTGATATAAAAAATTGGAAAGAATGGGATATACAGTGGAAAGATATTGATTTATTGATTGGCGGAACACCATGTCAGGATTTCTCACAGTTAGGGAAAGAGAAACTGAACTTCGATGGCGAGCGTTCGAGTCTGTTCTTTGAATACGTCAACATACTGAACCATATCAGACAGTTCAATCCTAACATAAAATTCCTGCTTGAAAATGTGAAGATGAAGTCCGAATGGGCTGATTTTATTTCGTCACATCTTGGAGTAGACTATGTGTATATCAACAGTTCCGATTTCTCCGCGCAAATGAGAGCAAGATACTACTGGTGCAACTGGGAAATACCTGCATGGAAGGACAAGGGAATATTGTTCAAGGACATAATCACGGACGGGTATGTGGAGAAAGACAAGTCATGGTGTATGCTTGAATCATGGAACAGGTTTGCCAAGAACCCCGAATCACTGTTGAGAAGATATAAAAAATCACTTACACCGCTTATATTCAACTCACCCGACTGTAATCCCGAAAAAGGTTTCAGAACGCCAAATATTACGGAAGCGGAAAGATTACAGACCGTACCCGAAGGATACACCAAGTCGGTACAACCACATATAGGCATGGGGCTGTTAGGGAACGGATGGACGGTAGATGTTATTAGTCATATTTTTAAAGGACTTATATCATAAAAAAAGTCAGATAAGTGGATTTATTATGGAAATAAAGAATGGAATAATAATAGATGGTGTGTTGCATGAAATGAGCAAAACATTCAATGAAAATTTCGATTGCAGCGAATGTTCATTGTGTAAAGAATGCAAAGAGTGTAAGATGGAGCATGAATCATACCTGTGTAATGTGATGGGATGTTTCTGTTTTGTCAATCGTGGCAAAGTAACGGATATTAAAACAGAGGAGGAAAAGAAATGAAACAGACATTAGAAAAAGCGGCTCATTCTTTCGCTGAAAGCAGAAGCAGCGGAAGTATGTTTCCGGCATATTATATGGGGTTTATCGCTGGCGCAGAGTGGCAGAAAGAACAAGCTATCGAAGTTCTTTCCTCCGTTTTAGAGAATTGGGTACATGGCGGTGATGCAGACTGTATCATTGCGGAGTTTGAGGAAAAACTAATGAAAACGAAATAAACACTCCCCCTTACTGATAAACGGCAAGGGGGATGATTGTTCTTATAACTGCGGTCCCATAGAAAGAAGCAATGTACTTTCCTTATATGCAGCACTGTTAAGGCTTACCCATACCCTTGCAGTTCCTGCATTAATCAGTTCCGATGATATTAATATTCTCACCTTCTTGTCAATGCTGGAATTGGCGGATACTTGGAAATCTTCTATTTTTTCTCTTGATTCACCTATAACCATAGGATCTTCAAATTTCTTACTTGCAAACCTAGACATACAACTATTATTACGGAAAGAAATAAGGCTACTCGAACCGTTTCTTACTCTTACGGTAACTTCAATATATCCCATAACGGATGGCATCACTCCACCAAGTATTGTTATGCTTACGTAAGAACCAACTATCTCTATATCTCTTTTACTTACCATTGGAACAGTGTATGCTATATGAGCAATATCGGAGTCATCCTGCTTCAATATAGCTGTACTAAGGAAAGGATAAACTTCCCAATCACCAGCAGTCATACCCCACGAGTTTACAGTAACCGTAGCGTATCCTGTTCCTATCTTCTTGTCGGCAGTAACACGCCTAGACATCTGACTGGTCTTGTGCTTAACATAGACACCGAAATAGCAATCAGCTATCTCGGCAAAGTCACCCATGTTAAGAAAATCAGTATCATGCCCCTCCGATGGCATCATTATAGCCGCAGAACAGACAAAATTACTACTTGTAAACTGATTGGTAGCAGTATCCGGGCAGGAGAATCTACTTATCGGTGGACTGGCAAGATGGTTGTATCCGTTAAAGTCGGTAAGACGACATGGGAATCTACCACCTGCCGGTGCTGTATATTCCCATCCGTTCATGCTTCCATCTGCGTGTTTTGGCGCATCCCAGTATCCTGCCATTTGAAAAGGTTTGACACCACAGTTCCCATCCCATCCTTGCCACCATTTTTCATTTGGCCCAGGTGCAAGGCTTTCGTAACGTACAGGTTTGTACCGTGCCCACGGGTTTATTTTCCCGTGGGTGTTTGCGCACGCATACCCTAATTCATAACCATCACTAGTAGGACCGATGCCAAGAGTGGCGTAAACGTCACCAGCAAGGTTTATCGGGGCTGTAATCTTTCCATTAGAATGACTCATAATATTTTTTTATTTATTAATTGTTAATTCCTAATCTATTTTCCAATTCTCTTACTCTTTTCTTTAATCTTGTAACTTCATCGTCAACTTCCTGCAATCCCTTCCATACAACAGGAATAAGTCTTTCATAATCTATGGTGTAATAGTCCTTGAATATATCACTGACCCACTGACTGTAACCGCCGGAAAGTAAATCCTGGGCGATAAGACCATAATTCCATTTTTTATGATTGAATATCTCGGAATTTCTCTTGGCAAGATTGTTCCAGTGATATTTCACGCTCCGGAATTTGCGGATAATACCCATAGCATCATAACCCTGAATATCGGTTTTCAACCTTATATCGGAAGAGGATGCCTTGGCAGTAATTGCTCCAGTGGCTATTATATTCCCATTAGATTTTATAGAACCATTCACCGTCAATTTATATCCCGTGTCACCGCCATCTGGATTTTGCCCAATATATACTTGCCCACCCCTTGGTTGGAGCGATAAGTTACATCTTGATTGATACTGCGTAGGATAACTATGAGATTGTCCGTCTGTCGCATCAATAGAAGTCTGCAAACATATATTTCCGTCACTTCTTCCATCAGTTATACGCCCACTGTAAACCTTTAATGTAGCATCTCCAGTTTGCACAAATATACTTGTTGAAGTCATTTGCCCACCAACATCTCCAGAACCATTAAACGGCTGACCAAAAATATTTCTAGTATTGACAAGAACATTTGCCGCATGGGAAAGACCTGCTGTTACTGCAACAACAGTGTATTTTGAACCGCCAGGTGTTCCCGTAGTGCCATTATTTTGTGTGGTCACATACCCATAAGGGTATTGTTCCACTATCTTTATTGCAATATACGGGTCATAACTGTCCTTGACACATTTCATCCATACTCTCCATGTTATGCCATCATCCGTTGTACATCTTAATTCGGGAAGCCAACTTTGCCCGAAATTTGTCACGTAGAAAATATAACCTGCATTATTATCTCTACCTCTTCTTATTCTAAGAACTGCACGCCCATTCATACCACCACCTATTTCCACTCTACATAAGTCAAATATTACGTATGCTCTTAATTGTTCCTGCCCAGTAGGAATCACGAACCTTAAAAATTCTATATAGCCATAATTATTATATTGGGAAACAAAACCATCGTATTTACGATTCTGATAATATGCTCCATGTTGTCCGTCCAGTAAATCCGCGTTCAAGTTGGTATTCAATGTAGTGGAATTGCATTGGTAAGGCTGCGTGCCTGTGCCTACGGTGGACACGAACCTGCTCGATTCAGCATAATTACCTATTACAACCTTATTATCGTACAGTCCGATATTACATAATACATTATTGCTTGAATCTCTTGAAACAATCCAAACATAGGAACCTCCACCTCCCAATACCAACCGTCTAGCCGAATCCCAGTTTGCAGCTAGATAACCATTATGGGAAGTAATGTTGCTGTGTACATCTAATACCCCTGTTCTTACATTCAGCCACATGGCATTGTTTCCTTGTCTTACACCGCTGGTAGAATCTATCGTAGGATACCAACCAATTCCATACCATGATGCAAAACGTAAGTTCGCATCGGTTGAAGAAGCTGTATCACCACCACCGTGAATCCAAACACCCGAAGTCTTAACCACTCTAGTTGACCATCCGATATTGAATCCTTTGGTATTGTTCATCGTCAAATCCCCTGTCATGGTGTCACCTGCTTTCTTTACGTAGCGTCCGTCAGCAATAGACGCATAGTTTTCAGTATGTAATAATCTATGCCATGCAGACGTTATCTTATTAGTATCATCATGTTTTCCTCTAAAAAACAAGTCTGTACTAGTTCCTCCTATCTGTAATGCAGCATATTTATTGGAATCCCATAAGTTAGCTAATAATCCATATCCAGCAAAAGGGGCATTATTTGTAGTTTGTTCTGTTGTTCTTATTTCCTTAATTGCTCTTTCAGAATAAGTATTTAAGTCAAAAGTACCATCACTTCTACCTACACTTAATAAGAACCTTTCAGCGTGCAACCCGTCAAGAAGGTCTGCATTAAGATTACCCACAACAGTATTACTTGCCACAATAAATGGAGCAGTGCCACTTGCTACGATAGATTGTAACGGAATATAGCTTACAACCCTGCCCGGTGCTATGCTGAACAAGTTCCTCAAAGCAGAGCTTGTACAAATACTCTCTACCGCACCTGATATTGGCCTTGCATAAGTCTGGAATAAATGGGCGGCAGCAATATGTCTTATTCTGTCAGGTCCAGCACCACCTACGGTTGTGGCATCTGTATCACTGGGGCTTAAATCGTTTCCTTTAAACAGGACCAGCTCACCACTTTCCGTACCTCCCCAAAATCTTTCAGCAATGAACGTATGGTTATAACTGCCCGGTGCATCTCCCGTAGTTCCGTAGAAATATATGGTATTGGGGGAAGTGGCGTTCCCTATATGCAAATCCCCACTCATCGTTATGTTACCTACGCCCGTCATATCACCGCTTACATTAGCTGTACCATCAAATGACTGCCCCCATAAAGTCCTTGGGGTTTGCAATTTTTTGGCAGCCTCAGAAGAATTCTGCAAGTTTACAAAACCCGGATTAACATAAGTGCTCCACGATGGTGCTTTTGTATCCGCCCTGTATAGTGTTATATTCGTATTAGCCTCTCCGTTTCGGTCATGGCTGTATAACAGATTGGCTTGTATTATGGAATAGTTACTTCCACCATAACAATACAGTTCTATATTTTTCTTTTCCGCATCATGATAGATACGTATGTTTGACCTATTGATATTGTATGATGCTATCAATAGACCTTCCACTACAGCCGTACCTCTAGTTTTGACAACTAACAGACCAAACAAATCACTAAAGGATGAGTGCAGCACAAAGCAAACGTCTGTCATTGTTTCCGTATTACGTATGGAGTATGTAGCTATTCTACACCATGCAGGTTCAGTGCCTTCTACCGTATATCCGTATTTTATAAGGGCGTTTGATGTGCCGAACGCATGGTATCCGTCCAACAAATCCGCACTTAGATTATCTACGGTTGTATTGCTTGAAACTATCAAAGGTGATAACCCTGTGGCAACAGTTGACATGAATCTAGGTGCTCTTACATCATTTGGAGTGACACGTAAAACTAGTTTGTTGTTATGGTCTACGACACCAAATCCTGCACTATCCGTACTACTTCCTCTAAGGTTTCCTATATACCAGTAGGTGTCATACCAGTTGAACCTTAATCCGTTTCTTATAGAAGTAAGCCCACCACCATCGTTCTTGATAACTCCGTTATCTTTATAGATATTGGTAATATCACAATTTTCCACTCCCTTGAATACGATTGCGCCGGAAGTGGAAGCGGATGTAAGGGTTCCAGTCATAGTATCTCCAGCCTTTTTCACCCATCTACCGTCCAATACGGAAGTAGGGATATGACTTGCATCTATGACTTTACTTGAATCAGCCTTTTTCAATTCAGCCCACATAGCGTCAGCGTCAAGTCCTCCCTGCCCAGCCATGTCGTACAGTTTCTTTATCGTGTACGCATTAAACGTATTGTCAAGGTCTGAATCGGAGAAGGTTGTGCCGTCAGTAAGGTTTGCGAAGCTGTAAACGGTATTTACAACACCGCTGCCACCACCGCTACCACCTGTTTTCACGCCAAGAGCAGATACCCAACCGTCCGAGTAGAATCCTACCGTGTTTCCGTCTGTTCTATGCTTCACTCTCAGAGCCTTGTTTGCAGAATCGTAAACAAGTTGGGCATCTCCTATCTGTATGTATTCGTTTGCAGTAAGTCGTGCTGCTGAAACGCCACCTGTGAATCCTGCTGAAACTCCATTGAGATGTCCTTGTTTGTTTATTTGTATTACTCCTACATCTGACGTATCTCCATTAGGACGGAAATAAATCATACCCTCATTTCCATAGCTTGATATGACGGTATTACCTGCCGTGTTACGGAAAACGATATTTCCGCCATAAGACAGACCGATACCACTATTCATCAGAATATTCTTGGTAAATGTCTTTTGTCCAGATATGGTTTGGTTGGTAGTCAAGGTAACGGCATCAGTAATCCCGTACCCTGCCAATGTGGTAGGATTATCACCAACTGTAACACGCCCGTAGGTGTCTACTGTAACTTTCGTATATGTACCAGCATTCACCCCCGTGGTAGCCAGTGACAATGTGCGGTTTGCGGACAGGTTTCCACCTCCCGTAAGACCAGTTCCTGCACTTATCGTTATGGTCTTGTCCGCTTTCAGTGCAAGAAGTTCGGCTAGGTTGTCGCTTTCCGTAAGACCGTCAAGAAACGCTTCAAGCTCTTTCCATTTGTTGATGATGTTATCGGCATCGCTTCCTTCTAGGAAGTTGTTCAGCTTATTGCTTAACTGTGTTACGGTATTGTTAAGCGTGCCTAAGTCCTGTTGTCTAGCGAATGTTTCCCCGAATACGGCAGTAATGGTTTTTCCGTCAGAACTAAGTGCCATGTCTGTTACGGCATTTCCACTCCCCGACTGGGTGATGTTCTTTATACCACCACCTTCCTTCGCCATTTTCCAAATCTCGTTTATCGTGTACGCATTAAACGTATTGTCAAGGTCTGAATCGGAGAAGGTTGTGCCGAGATTGGAAAAACCATATACGTTTTTCACAAGCCCGTCACCACCGCTTCCTCCGCTTCCTCCGGGAGATACGCCCAAAGCGGAAATCCATCCTCTGGTATAGAAGCCTATTTCCGTACTTCCGTCTATATGCTCAAATGTTACTGCCTTGTTTACGGAATCATATATAATCTTTATATCGCCAACCTGCAACGCCTGTGTTTTTACCGTGCCGCTTATGTTGGCATCTACAGCATAAATATTCTCCCATCTCTTCGATTCAAGACCAAGTGTGGATGCGTTGTTGACGCTAGGAACTACATTTGCCGTAGACAACTGACCAGTGAATATCTTGCTTGCAGTTACTGTCTGTTCCGTATCAATCGTTACAAATTTATTGTCAGGAAGATGGGATATGTGAATTTTCTTTGTCGGATCATCCTTTCCCAACTCCTGCCACAATTTGTCCGTATTCATTCCGCCTTCCTTGGCTAGCTTCCATATCTCGTTGATGGTATATGCGTTGAATGTATTGCTAAGGTTGGAATCGTCAAACGTCTTACCTAAATCGGCAAATCCGTACACGGCCTTAATCAGTCCGCCTTCTCCACCTCCCGGTTCTCCGCTACCACTCTGTGCGCCCAACGCTGATATCCATTGGTTTGTATAGAACGCTGACTTGCATCGTAACGCTTGGTTTACTTCATCCCATTCAAACCATCCGTTGAACTTCTGAAACGATGCAATAAGGTCATTAAGTAGCTGTTCAGAGAAAATATTTGTTCCGCTTCCCGTACCACTTCCACCTAATGTTACATTTGTCGTATTCTGTGTTGAAGCGGTCTGATTCTCCTGTGCCAGCCGTTCATAGAAAGACAGTATCTTTCTTCTTGCAATGGTGCATGAATATGACGGGAACATATTTTCCTTGGAGTATTTAATCTCCAAAGACTGTATCTGTAACTGCATATCCACTATCTGACCGTTATCAGAGAAATCGAACACGCCTATTCCATCATCCCTTACCTTTAGCATATTTCCTTCTATGAAGTCAATGAAAAGGTTAGGATGCTCAGCAACAAATCCGCTAGATATGTCAAGTGAAACGGTTCGGTTCTCATGGTCATATCTTGACAGGTAGTCAAGAGCCGCCTTTTCAAGCGTGTTCTCAGCCATTGTCACATAAGATTCGGGCATGACGATATTCAGAATGACAAACTCCGTTCCTGCCGCAATTGAAGGAGATTTACCATCCGTGTAAAGGGGAAGTTTGGCATTGTCGCTATCTGTTCTGTAGCATGATATTTTATATCGTGCTCCCTTATTAAACATGGCAACATCCTCTTCCGTTTCTCCCGTATCACCGTTTACTTCACCGTAAAGAGGAATAATACCGTTTTTGTTTATCTTAAATTCCGTTCCCGTATAAGTTCCTGTACGCATACTGAACACCGCGTCCGTTACAGAAGCGTATTTATAATAGAACCTGTCCTGTGAACCGTCCTGATTACCGAAATGTATGTTACAGGTCATTTCCTCACTAAAGCCTATCTTACAGCTTCCGGCAGGAACATCGGAATCAAACGTGAACTCAACACATATGGTAACTGTCGTATTCTGACCTTTTTCTATATATCCTACAAGAGAGGTCTTGTCGTAAGGTATTTCAAGCATACCAGTAGCACCTTCCTCTCCGATAACAACCTCTTTCAAAGGAGAAGCCTGACCCAATACACGGTTCGTAACCATACGTAGATTAATCTTCACCTTTTTCCCTACAGCATCACTTCCTATGGGCAATACACTGAAAAGCATTTTTCCTGAGAATGTGGCAGTAACCTTTACAGGCTGGTCATAATATGCCCTTGTACCATATATATCAAAACGCTCGAAATCCCTGTACTTGTCAAACATAGCATGGGGCTTGTACTGGGGCTGTACATTATCGTTTATCTTGTCGGATGAATCACCGTCCTCATATACCTTGTACCCTAGGTTGAATCCGGGAGAGGTCATATAAATGAAGAAACTGTCACTATCATCACTCTTTATAGGGGTAGACCCGATAATCTTGTCTATCCGTGTAGATGCGCTAGCACCCTCACCTGCCACCTTACCAGATTGAGGATCGGGTTCTCCATCCGCCTTGTATGTATCCCATTCTGGAAGTCCTGACGGGTACAGATCGCCAAGTTTTTTCCCTCTGATGGAAGGGTATATCCCACTGAACGTGTTTGATATGGTTTTTCCTCTCACACCATAGTTCTTCAATCCGTATTCGCTGTCAATATAATATCTTATATTCCCGTCAGAATCATTCGGAAGAAGGATGTACGGGCAATAGCGTGATTCATCGGCAGGCTTAGCGTCTTTCTTGTATTCGGGCGGAACGTTCCTGCTTCCGCCTTGTGGTATGATTCGGGTTATAACAGGTGTACTTGTGTCTACGGAAGAGGAAACTTTTACAGCACCCCCACCGTCACCCTGCTTGAATGTCCAGTTTACGGACGGTCTTGTCTTGTCCGTAATGGTTATTATTCCACCGTTTGCTGTGGTTGAGAAGTAATAATTGAGATAAAACTTGTCATAGAAGTTCTTCAATGCTTCAAACAGGTTGGTCCCATCGGTTATATCAATCATATCCTCCGTCAGTTCGCCTTCCGCATCCACGTTGAGCGTCCATGTGCCAATGCCTGTATATCCTGCACCCAATGACGCATTGTAAGACTGTATATTCGCTTCTATACGTGCGGCAAGCTGTTTTGCATCACCCCAAAACTGGAACAGACCGCCATGAGTGTATCTTATCTTATTTATTTCCCCACCTGTTCCGCTTACTATGTCAAGAAACGCCACATTCTGCAAAAGCACCTCCTTACCGTAAAACAGAAGGGAGTATTTGTATTTCCCTGCTTCGTTAAGATTATCTCCCGATGGGGCTTGATACAGGATGAATATATTACCGTTATATACGACTGTATCGTATTCCGATTCACTCTTTGAGTTGTATGCCTTGAACTCTATCGGAACAACGGAAACGACTTCACAAGTCAATTTTCTCACTTCCTGCAAAGACGGGCTGTATGAAAAATCAGCACTCTCCGCAATAACCCTATTTCCTCTTTTAATCTGTAAAATCATTGGTCTTTAAAGCGTTGGTTGGTCAATACTGAAATTTAACGAAAATGTATAGGCGGACACAAGTCGGTCCGGGTTCTGCAAGTCCTGAACGTCCTGATAACTCATCTTTGCGCCTGTTTCAAAACCCGTGCATCTTATCACCTGCTTTGCCGATTCACCCCATATATCATTCCATATAGAGAATGAAGATGAACCGTAAGGCGTACCGGGAGTGGCAGGTATCACATTGGTTATATATGAATAGAACGAACGGATATTCGTCTTTACCGTTTCCACATCTCCCAAAGCGGCAAATGTTATGCTTCCTTCCGTTGGCTGGTAAACAGGCGTGACAGGTTCGTACACCTTCTGACCGTTCTTGCCATACCATTTTTCGGCATAGGCTTCCTTTCTTGTCGGCAAATCCCATAATCCCTTGCTTTCAAGTATATACAGCCTGTATGTGGCATACAAATCCTTTGCCGTATCGCTTCCTTTCTTTATAAAATATTTAGATATAGCCATTCGTGTACATTGTTTATTAGTGCAAAAATAACAAAAATAGTCTTAGAAACCATCTAGTTTTAAAAAATATTTTTCTATATTTGCATCACAATCGGTGCTTTGGATGAGTGGTTTAGTCAACGGTCTGCAAAACCGACAACAGCGGTTCGATTCCGCTAAGCACCTCAAGTGATTGGATTTTTTTTGTTCATAATCAAACTGGAACGCCCTGCCAACTGTGAAGCTAGCAGGGCGTTTGTTTTAGTCAATTATAACCTTTATCGCATTTCCGCCTGACCTTGGGGCAATGGAAACGACACTTAGGAGTGCTGTCTTTATCGCCATAGTTGCGGCAAGCTGCTGGGTGAGAACCTCCAACTGTGACTGCTGTATGGCTGTCATGTTCGTTCCTCCCGTTCCTGCCGAACCACCGTTTAACGATACCAACTGACGGAGAAGATCGCTTTGGACAACCATTTCGTATCTCATCCCGTTAAGATAACCCAATGCCTGGTTGAATGTATTCTCGTCAACACCTGCAATGGCGTTGGACAGACCTTCCGCATTCTCTTCCGTTTCGGTAAGCATACCACCAAGGGCGTTGTTTATCTCATTGACTACACCTCCGGCTTCCGCAAAGGCTGATTCCAATGAACCCATTACATTTCCTAGTATTATAAGTTCATCCTTATCTATCTTGTTATCCGCAAACATACCACCTTTACCGTCCGCTCCAAATAATGTAGTCTGTACCTGTTGCATTGCCTTTTCTATGTACTGCTGCTGAACCCAGCTTTTAACAACATCTCTCATAACGTCCGCTACGGTATTCTTGTACGCCTTGGCTGCATCCTCACCTTTCAGCCATGCTTCGACAAGAGCGTCACCTATCTGGCTAGCCCAATCTTTCAAGTCAATGCTATACAATTCGCTGGCAAGCGTTTCCGTATAATATCTTATCTCATACTCCAATTCTTTTATTGTCTGTTTGTAATCTTCTACTTTTTCTCTATCTGACTTTTTCTTGTCCTCTTCGGCAGCTAGAATTTCTTTTTGAATTTGCAACTGCTGTTTTAGGTTGGATACCTGTTGGGATGTCACCTCATCAAGTTTTGCCGGGTCTATAATGTGCTCAAATTCCTTTTCAAGCATATTATAGATATTGGTCAACTTCTTTGATTCAAATTCAAGATTCTCTATATGTTTTTGAAGCCTTTTGTCATGCTGTCTGTTAAACGTAGCGATAACATCAAGCGGCATGGATATAGCCGAGCCTATCGCACCTGCGAAATCACCGCTTTTGAATGAATCCCATGATTTCTTCACTCCTTCATTCATAACTCCCATAGCTTCCGAGAACTGGTTCATTTCTCGCATAAATCCGCTCTCGGTATCCTTACCCATAGAATCCATGAGGTTGGACACGGATGCTATTATCTGCTGCATGGCTTTTATGGCATTGTATATGTTGGTTATGATAAAGTCGATAAGATTTACCGTCTGCAAAGCGTTCTGTGCGGCAGCCATCATTCCTTTACCAGTCTTGACAGCTTCCTGTCCGCTCTTATATCTTGATTCGGCTTCCGACTTGGCACTCAAAGCGGCATTGGCGGCTTCTTCATCACCATTCTTCATTGCGTCCTCATATGCCTTGGAAGCATTTTTGATGTCAGCCATAGCCTGTTGCATATCATTCATACCTGCCATCATCTTTGACTTTCCAGCATCATATCTCTTGTTGTACAGACCTTCAATACCATCTTTCATGTATGTTTGCAAGTCAGACTGATTGTTCTTCATCATCTTCTCTATCTGCTTGTCCACGCGTTCAAGTTCTTTCATGTACTCTCTTGCACTGATAGCACCCGATCTGAATGCACTATTAAGCATTTCCCTTGTCTTGTCAGCTACAGTATTTGCAGCTTCCATAGACATTGCTTCCACCGCACCGAAGAAGTTTTGATAGTCGGTAGTCAACTTAAACAAGTCCATCTCTTCGCTTTTCTGCAATGCGGAAGTCAAGGATGTATTACCCATTCCTTCTGCGGTTGCGATCTTTTTACGGTACTTTTCTCTGATAATATCCACCTGGGTATAATAATCTCCATATTCAGCCAAATCATTAGCATATTGTCTAGCCATCTCACCGAAATAGCCTTTCCATGCGTCAATCATTCCTTGTATAACCTCTTTCTGATCTTCTCCGATATTCTTATTCCCCTTAATTGCTTCCTGTATCTGATTGATATACTGGTTCATTGAGGTGAATGAAGATGTGTCGGGTACGACAGAAACACCAAGGTCAAGATTCATTCCCGCCAATGCGGATTGCAGATTGTTGTATATCCCTGCCGCAAAACTTTCAGCCATAGTAGATGTATCACCACTGAACTGAACGGCAAGGTCTAAGGCAAGTTCGGAATCACCCGTTATTCCAAGTATGTCACTGTAAAAGTCATACTTGTTCCTGTATCTGTCAAACTCATCCGTAATTCTTTTCATCACCTTCTTGGCTGCATCAACATAAATTTCAGAGGACAATTCGGCAGCTTTCCTTGCGTTCTTGACCGCATCCTGTGGAACACGTGTTTCCAATTCCTTTGCAGCCTTGTTGTAATTGTCAACAATAGCCTGTTTGTCATATACAATATCCACACCAAGTTTTAACGCCTGTGAACCATATATGGCTTCAATCTGCTTTTTAGCTTCTTCCTTGCCTATGTTAATGCTCAAATCCTTGAACTTGGAATAGGCGGATTCAAGCAATGACAACCTGTTTTTCCAAAGGTCAGCAAGAGGATCTCTTTTTTGTCCTTCCTTCTTCTGCTTTTCCAGTTCAAGGTTGAATTGTTTTGCTGTTCCCGTAGCCTTTGACATCGCTTCGTTGGCAGCGTTAATCTCATATACCGTCTGTTGTACTTGTTCGGCTTCATAAGGGCTTACAATTCCTGTAATTTGATACTCATCTCCAAGTTTCTTGACCTTTCCTTGGCTAACATACATATCAATGGTGCGCTGTAAATTTTCTATTGAACTTTTGGCGTCTTTATATTCCTGTTTTACCGATTTAAAGTAATCCTCCATAGATTTCACATCGGCAGCCTTTATAGCAATAGTCCATTTATGCCCTGTAATTTCGTCAAGAGATTTTTTCCATCCCGTCAATCCTTCTTGTGCTTCCTTATCGTCAAGTTCTATTTTAACAGCATATTTTTTGTCAATAAATTCATTAAACAATTTTTTAGCATTCTCCCCAAGTTCGCTAGTTGTGGCAAAATTTTCAGATTGAATCCTTATAAAGTCCTTTTGAGCATCATTTAATTTATTTACATCAATACCTACAAATACTTTTTTCAGTTCTTTCTCAAGACTGTTTGCAAAAACATTAAATGATTTTTCAAGTTCTTCAGTTTCACCCATTATACCCACTTTCAGTTTATCATATTCTTTCAACAATTCCTCACTGTCAAAATGGGTTTTGTTCTTGAATATTTCAAATGTCCGTGCATCTCCTGACGTTTCAGCCAAAGAACGTATCTTCTCTACAATAGTAGCCGCCGAAGCCCCTTTGTTTATCAGTTCGGTAAGTTCGTTTCTCCATTCCTTAGTACCCTTACCCATATTTATAATCTCCTTGGATGCCTGTACTATCTGCCCACGAAACTCTTCTATATCCTTACTTGCCGAAGTGAGTTTTACAGACGATTTCTCGTAATCTTTAAGCATATCAGAGAATGAATCACCAAATACACCTGTAGATGTTGCCTTATCCGCCTTGAACATTATATCCGCATTTTCGGCAGCACGTTTATAAACCTGCTCTAGTTCCGATGCCGACTTTTGCAGATATTCAACACGAGATTTCTGATCATCTATTTTCTTGCTATTTTGTACTATATACTGCCCCATATTGCCATATTTAGACAATACTCCAGTAAGCGTTTCCTCATACGACTGCAACTGTTTCGTGTCAAGCTGTTCAAGGTTTTCTGGGGTGAGTTTGTCGAAGTTTATCTTGTCAAGGTCTTTTTGCAAGTCACTGTATGATTCGCGGAAAGACTTTGCACTGTCCTTTATCTTCTGATTGAACTCTTCCGAACGTGCAGACATCACATGAAACGCTTCCGCCACAAGTCCTGCAACGGTAAGTATCGTCATGAGCGGATTAGCCTTTATCGTAAGCCACAATGTTTTCAATGAATTTGTCAAACCGAATGTTGCCAGTTTGAATCTGTTCATCAACATTGTCGTTTTTGTCATAGACAACATTCTTGCAGCTTCCGCACCTGTCAGTTTAAGTTCGGTGACAAGAAGGTGCCGTTCAGCTTGTGTCAACATATTCGTGGCAAGGATACGTTTTGCCATCTCTGCCGACATCTTTCCCGAATTAACGGCAGCAGCTATCTCTACGGCAGACAGTTTGGATGCTGTCGCTATCTTCCATCTCTCGGCAGTAGTTAGCGTTCGGTACATTGCAGCCTGCTTAAGCAACTGGGCTTCCCGTAATTTCTCAGCCTTAATTGCATTAGTTATTGCAACAACTTCTTTACCAAGCATGGCTGTTCTAGCTAGCTGTAATCCCTTTAATGCGGCATATCCTACAGCAACACCCTCTATTGCTTTAGAGAAGTATCTCCAGTTGTTCATTGCATCGGTTATGCTTCCAACAATTCCTTTCAGAACGGAATCATTCGCCTCGCCTATGTCATTCATCATAATCTTGTATGAATCGGCTAGGTTGCTTACCATACCTTTCAAAGACGCAGCTTGTATTTCCTGCATTTTGTAGAACATACCACCATCTTCCGTCATTGTGGTAAACATCTCCCGAATATACTCAAAAGGAATCTGACGTGTTGATATGGCGTTGAACACATCATCAGTAGTTTGAGCCACGCCTCTTACTTCTTCCAGTTTCTTTCTCAATGAATCCAATGCAGGAATACCGGCCTCTGTCAACTGGCGTAATTCCTGCCCCCTTAACACACCTGCGCTTCTTATCTGGCCATAGGCAAGAATGATACGTCCCATATCAACGCCAAGACCTGCGGAAACGTCCGCAAGGCTTTTCATGGTACCATACAATTCGTTGACAGGTATCTGGAATGCAGCAAGCTGTTTGGTATATCCAACCAAATCACTGAACTGGAAAGGAGATATTACAGCAAGACCCTTAATCTGACTGAATATCTGGTCAGCACGTCTTGCATCCTGTATGATGGCACGCAATGACACCTGTTGTAACTCGAACTCTCCACGAATGGCAACAAGTTCCTGAAACATATCTCTGAAAAAGTAGAATCCGGCATAAGTCTTTATCGTATTGACAAACTCACGCATCATTCTGCTCTGCTTTGTCAGTTCCTCGGAAAACTCTTTTGAACTTGCAGCATTTTTCTGATTGGTCTGCTGCATCTTTGTTCCATAGGATGTGGCTTCGTTTACAAACTTGTTGTGTTCCTGTATCTTCCTGTTGAGAAGAGTAAGGGTACGGTTATAGTTTGCATCAGTCGTATTAAGCGCATTACGTCTGTTTGTCAATTCAGAAATAAGATTGTTAGCCTGATTGATAGACGTAGGATTAATATTAAGTAATTCAGACGTTGATGTTTTTCTTAAAGATGATTGCAGTTTATCCAACCTGCCTTGCAATTTCTGAATAAGAGCGTCAGCCTTTGTTATCTGATTGCTGTTTAAAGGAACTTCAACCTTGAATTTATTCAATAGTTCAAGGCGTTTCTGTATGGCGGCAATTTTCTTGTTCAAGTCCTCAGCACTTCCCTCCGGCATACCAAGGGCAAGTCCAGACTGACCAGAAAGGTATTGTAGATACTTCTGATTGGTCTGCTGCATCTTTTTATTCGCCTGTTCCTGCTTTGATGCTTGTCTATCCATCTCTTTTGTCCGTGCAATCTCCATCTCGTATTGCTGGCGTAGAAGGTTAAGTTCTCTCTCATCGGAAATAGACAATTTGGGCGCACTGTTAGCAGTAAGGGAATATGCGGTTTTCAGTCTGTTTAATTCAGCCACAAGATCACCTATCGCTTTCTTCTGACTTTCAAGATTGGCTTTTCTTGTAGCCATTCCCTTATCCCCACCTGCATTGCCTAAGTTACGGTAAGTCTTTTCCAGCTTGTCATACTCTCTTGTCGCTTCGACAATCTTGTTTGACAACCCTTCCATCTGAACAAGTATATCCATTTTCTTGTTCGATTTCCCTTTCCCTACCTTGGACGCGTTTTCATTCGCTTTGTTTATCTTATCTACAACCTCGCTAAGTTCGTCATTCATTTTGCCTATATCGGTCAACATAGGCTTAAAGGACATCTCCTGGTTAAAAGTGTCCTGTAACTTCTTCTGTATATCCTTTATCTGTTTGTCAAGACTAGAATCATCTAGCCCGATCTTAAACTTTAATGCTCCTAAATCAACATCAGCCATAGTTAGGTATTTATATACGTTTATACACATACATATTGACGCTTCACCGCCCCGACTACTGCCGACCACTCCACGTCCTCAACCCCTTCTACCAAGGGTGATATTAGTCCGAACCGTTTGATGTTTACCGAAGCGAGAATGTCACGATCATTGTGCCTTCCGCATTTCGGGCAAACCCATTCACGGTCACTGAGTTTCAATTCACTATTAACGTATCCGCATATACACGTCTTGGAACTTGCTTCAAAACGTCCGATACGTATAAGGTTGCGTCCATACCATTCGCATTTGTATTCAAGCTGTCGGAAAAACTCGCTCCATGAAACGGATGATATGGATTTTGCAAGACGGTGGTTTTTCAACATACCCTTTACATTCAAATCCTCAATGATTATCGTTTGGTTTTCACGGACAATCTTTGATGTGACTTGATGCAGGAAATTGTTGCGTTGGTTGGAAACCTTCTCATACTGTCTTGCCAGGATTTTTCTTGCCCGTTCTCTTCGGTTGGAACCTTTCTTTGTCTTTGAGAATCTTCTTTGCAACACCTTTAGTCTTGCTTCCGATTTCTCAAGATATTTGGGATTGGCATACACATCACCGTTTGAACATACTGCAAAATCCTTTATACCTACATCTATACCGATAGACGTATCATATCTGACAGCAGGCTTTACAGGTATTTCCTTTCCATCGTCAACAAGGACAGAAATGAAATATTTACCTGTTGGCGTCTTGCTTACCGTGACAGAGCATACTTTACCGTCAAACTTCCTGTTTGGAAAGAATTTAACCCATCCGATCTTTGGAAGTCTTACCTTGTTGTTGTCAAGGTCAACAGACACCGAATTTATAGCCTTGTATGACTGTCGGCTGTAATGCTTCGCCTTGAAATTTGGAAACCCTGCCTTTTCACGGAAAAACTTCACGAACGCGCTGTCCATATTTCTTATGGATTGTTGCAGGCACTCGTTTGATACTTCCGAAAGCCATTCCTTCCCATCTTCCTTTTTAAGTTCTGTAAGCATCTTAGCCAGTTCAACCCATCCTATCTTAGTCTTGTCACGCTGATACGCTTCTATACGTTTACCGAGCATATAGTTATATACAAACCTACAACACCCGAAAGATTTGTTGAAGAAAACAATCTGCTCAGGAGTAGGATTAAGTCTATATTTATACGCTCGTTTCATATTGCAAATATAACTATAAATTAAATTATGACATAACTAATTTAGTTAAATAGTGTTTAATCGGTTATAAATGCCTTTTTTAATTATTGCAAAAATAGCAAAAATAAACATAACAACATAATTTACAACAAACAAAAATCCATTAGTATTTTTTAACATATTTAAAATGGTACTTAAAAACAATTATGTTATCTTTGCAATAAAATAATTTTTTAACTATGGCTATAGAAGAAAACAAAGTAACACTCGTTGGCGTAAATTCAGCCAGCGTAACATTCAGCAATGAAGCTAATGTGGAAAAACAATACAAGGTGAATGCGAATGTAAACGTATCAAACGGAAAAAACATTGATTCATTTGATGGCGGAGAGGTGAAGTCATTGGAATCAGAGAACCAACTCGCCACATTCTATTTCAATCAGAACGGTGGTATCGCAATCAACTACAACGATCATCCCGATTTGGAAGCACAAATTGCTATCATTACCATCATCAACTCTTTCGTAACCGATGTGAAAAAATACATTAACACGAAAGGAATCTCATCAGTTTCAATCTAAAAAGGCAAGAAAAATGACGAACCAAGAAATGTTTTTAAAGAGATTAACTCTCTTGAATATCCCCTTATCACTAGAAGGGAAGGAACTTCCATCAGAACTGAAAGCAAAAATCATGCTTATGCGTGTTGCTTACGACAAGGCTGCAAAAGCATTTGATGATGATATGCAACAGGTTCTTAAAGAAATAAAGAAGGAAGGATATGACGAGCGTGCACAGAAAATCAATCACATGAGAGAGATTGACGGTAAGGAAGATGCGACAAAAGAGGAAAAGAAAGAAGCGGATGAAATCAGAAAGACAGAAGAAGATTTCAACAAGGAAACAGAAGAGTTGAATAAGGCATACTCCGAAGCATACCAAGAGAAAATGAAAGAGGAATGTGATATGAAGCCTAGAAAATTCGCTTTTGAAGGATTCGCTAAAATCATTGAACTTATTGGTACTGACGGTGCAATTAAAGTGAAATGGAACTCTCCCGAAGCATTGGAAATACCGAAGGAGGAATTTATCTCGCTTATCGCAACAAATCTAGTAGATAACCTCTAATAATATATAAGATATTAAAGTTTACTGTATATTTTATATATGCTTCATTTGGAGTCAGGTTATTAGCCTAAGCACTTTGAGTGCTACGTTGGATGAGAATGATATATAGTTACCTACGGATGTTTACCCAAGTCTGTAGCTCTAAGTTAAGTGGTTAAAAGGAGTAGCGTATTCGGTGAAACGGTGCTGCTTATGAAAACCTCATCCAACATTGGCGATGGGTATTTAACGGGAGTAATCCCGACTTATGTTGAATAAACATTAATTTAAAAGACAATGGAAGCAATAAGAAAGATGTTTCTTATAAGAAATTGAAATATATTTCATATGGGTTGATTGATGTGACGAATAAATGAATTTCAGATTTATAATATGATTTAATGTTTTTAACAATAAAACGCACATGAATAAGCCGTTTTCTATATTGCTATTTTTTTTGTTACTGTCGTGTTCTTGTTCACGCAAGCTACTTCCATCTTCGACAAATACAACCATAGTAGACCACAACACGACAGTAACGGAAAGAGTAGTATGGCAATCAAAAATAATAACTCTTCCAACAGAACACATACAACATACAACATTTGAAGATAGTTCACACTTGGAAACATCATTAGCCGTATCAGACGCTAAAATAATGTCGGATGGCAGGCTTTTTCATAGTTTGAAAAACAAGAAAGACTTTCTACAAGACAGCATCCCATCCTTGGAAAAAGAAACGGTAGTGACGAAAGATTCGATAATAACCGTGGAGAAAATTGTAGAAGTAAAGGTAGAAAAGGAATTGTCTAAATGGCAAAAAATACTAATCAATCTTGGATACATAGGTATCGGTTTCATATTGTTTTCAGGTTACAAAATAGCCCGAAAGTTCGTGTAACTTTCGGGCTTATTTTATTTATCTGTGTCAATTTGTCCCTTAATGCTTTTTTTTAAATATTTCGCAACACTATCCATTACACACTCAACACACCAACCTAAAAGGTATGCAAAGTGCTCATCCTGCCCATTTTCATATCCCATAGAAATATCACAATACCCAAATACATTACAAACATAATGAACAGATTCATGAGCAACAGTCTTTACCCCTATACCATCGTTGGATAACCAAACAAGCACACCTAAATTGTTTGTACTTTTTTCCCTTACAAAAATAGTCATGCCATTACATCTCTTAATTTCATCTTTGGATGTATCTATCGGGTCATGATTAAGTTTGGTGAATTTTCTATATATTTTTCCCCATTGATCATCCCCCACTGCAACATACAGTTTAAGGGGATATATTTTAGGATCGTATTTTGTTATCATCGCAAAACATCTTTTAGTAATATATCGGGATGCTCTTCTTTAGGTTTAGATTCTTTGAATCTATATATAAAGCCACTTGCATCCTTGTTAGCTTCCTTATATAAATCTTCTGTAAGAGAAGCCTTGTACAACTTAACTTTCTCTTCAAAATGATAATCAAGTTTAGGCTGGTCCATTATTACTGCCTGTATATAACTCCATGAATATTTCCATAGCAAAGCCCAGTCCTTGATTATCATCAATCCTCCGAATAGCCTTAAATCTCCTCTGAATTGGGGGAAATCTTTTTGGATAGATCCTCGTGAGCCGATTTTGCATCGAGAGATAATTTCATGGCATCCTTCTTGCTTAATGTCGCTGTCGTATCTATCAAGAACGCTAAACGGATTGTATTTGTAAAAAAATCACTTACATTAGCCCCCTCCACGATGGCTTCTATCAACGGAGTTAGTTCCTTATGGTCATAATGCCTGCTTAACCACCAAGCGTATATACGTCTAGCAAAAGGAATTATCTCAAAAAACCAATAGTTGTTCAATACTCCTGCCGCTGCAACTTTGTACGGAATAGATGCGTCATTTTTCATAATTGCAATCATTTCCTTTTTCGCTGTATCGGGGTTGATAATGTCACGTATCAACAGCTTGTCTACAATATAATCGTATGCGCCTAGTCTAAGACCACGCACCTTGAATTTCTTATTGCCAACCATAACCTCTTTGTATTTATGAGTGGCAAACTTCTGCATCTTTATCTGATCATCTAAGTCAGGTTGTTTCCAGTTGAATATTCCCATTTTTTAAACTAACTTGAACGGTTTAATCATTAATTTTCCTTTCACATCCACCTTTGATATGTTCTTTGGAGTATTTGTATGTACGAACACCTTGGTATATTTAGACGATACAATATCAAGTTTGGCATCGTCAATCAAAGAAACGTGTACTATGCTGTTATCAAGCGCAACAAGGCTAACATGGCTATTATCCTTGACATACATTTCTCCTATACCAAAATCGTTGAATGTGACAACACAATCACACGAACCATTAAAAATAGACCATTTAGGATTGCTTATGAAAAGGTTGGTGTCATCAACGAAGATATTAAACTTCTCCCTAACACTAGCAAACTCCTTCTTGATTATTTCATTTGACGGGTATCTGTTAAGCAGGCAGAAATCAATGCCTCTGATATATTTCTCGCATAATTCATATTTATCCGGGTTCCCCCATTCATTTGTCCATTCCTTACACAGCCCAAGACTTATAGCCTTTTGCTTTAATTTATCAGACAATTCTTTATCTGTCATGGTGTTATTTTTTACAGCAAAAATACAACAAAGGTTAACAAAAATCAAACACAATCAGTTAAAAAACAATAAAAGCCGGACGAAAACGCCCGGCTAATAATTCATCACCCGTCTACATCAACCACCGACACCCGAATTGTCAAGTTCGAGAACCATCATGGTTTTCAAATACTGAGTGTTAACTTCCAATGCTGTCACAGTAACGGAGAATCCAAGATATCCAGCGTTACTTGGAGCACCTGTGAAGCTGACAGCCCATGATGCCTTCGGGAAGAAGATCATACGGTCACCAGTACCGTTGATAATACCGATAGGACGTACAAACTGCTTGAATGCACTTGCACCAAACGCTTTCAGTTTCTGAGAAGTTCCCTTACCGAAAGCATCAACAGTATCAGTTAAACTACTTAATTCCAACTCAGCCTTGGCTTCGCTCCCTTGTGTAAAGAAAGCGAAAGCGGCTTTTGAAGTGGACATACCTGTAAAGGTAAATGCCATAGTACCCGGTGTGATATTCTGGAATACGGTAGCACCCTGCTCGTTCTTTGTTTCAGAAGTGTCAGCGTCAGTACCAGCGGATTCCGTAGTACCAGACTCAATATTGGGAAGAATCTTCGGACTCTTAAAACTTGAATATTGAGTACTATCGGTGATTTCAATCGCATCAAATGTCAAAGCAGCCGACTGCCCGTTCAAGTAAGCAGGGCTGGTGTCTAAATTTACTCGTGCCATTCTATTTTCTGTATTTAAAAAGTTATTGTTAATTGTTGAAAACGTATCTACCGATGCGCCTCCACTGTTTTTCCTCACGTTTCTCATGCAGCTAATCCTTTGAAATATCAACATTCAACAGGACGGACATATAATAAAACCCAACCCCGTCAAACATTGGTGGTAAAACATTAAATATCTCGAAATGAAGCTGCACAGTCTTTTGCGGGAACAGTTCTACCATTTTCTCACTCAACGCATCCATGACAGACGGATATACGTTCCCGGGCAATGCCCTTACAAACAGAGTAACCGTAGCCATCGTTTCGCCTTTCCCGAAGTGACCGTAGGGGCCGCTCTCGGTATTGCTGACAATTCTTGTATTGTTGTTTACGACAATAAAACTAGTTACCTTGTCATCAACATTTGCAGGACGCTGTACCTTATATACATCGTCAGCAATCTTCTTGTCCAATACAATATTGTACAAGGTGGTGTTTATTGTTGAAGGATTAAAGTAGCCCATAACTTCACTTAAAATATTTGTTTAACATATTAGCTGCAATTTTCTTAAAAACCACAGTATATTTGCCCCCTTTTAAATCTGTCTTTGTCTTAATCCAAGAATCTGAAAGAACGTTCAACAGGTGATAGTTCTCAACATACTTGGCATAATACATGACAGCAGCGACAACCAGTTCATATTTTTCAGAACCATCGGATTTATAACTGTTGAAGAAATTTTCGGCAAGTTCACGCCCCCAATACTCGACATTGTTACGTTTCCTAGGCTCATTTGCAACTTTCGTTGCATTTGCCCACACAATCTTCTTTAGGACCCCATCTTTGTAAATGCCACATCCATAACTATCTTCAAGATTGAAAGTTTGGTTGGTAAAGCCCTCCAAGTCTTTTATATCATCCATGACATTCGTGGCAATATCCTCCATGAACTGCATGATAGAAGCATCCAAGGCAAGCTGGACATTACTACCAAACTCTTTCAATACTTTATCGTTGTTATTTGCCTGCATTTTTTTGTCCTTGTCTTTCTTGTTACTGGTTTACTCAGTTTCTCAATCTGCTTTTTTAGCAAATCTCGATCAGCCTTAGCGCATTTCAGTTCCGTTTTAATATCATTCATCTCATTGTAAAGCTCCTGTATCTTCTGATAAGCATCGTGGAGAGATTGCTGATAACTCAAAATTTCCTCTTGCGCCTTTTTCAACTGAGCACCTTGAATAGCAAATCCCTTTTCAAGATTGTCCAAGGTAGAAGAATCAATTTCAGTTTCCATCTTTTCCTTCTTCTGCTTAAACATTAACATTGAAGTTAGAAGGGTTATGCCATTTGTACCCAACAAAGCAAGTATTATTTCCGTCCAATTGATTGTCATAGTATTCTAGTTCTCTATTTGGTTAAAGTATATCACCGTACCAAATTCCATATTGTTAAATGGAGGTTTCTTTATCTCACGCCAACTATTGCTGTTGTCCGAAAACGGATGGTTGAAATTCTGCCAATCCAACAGACACCCGGAAGGTATGGTTACATCGTTATCTTCTAGGTAGGCGGCATATTCGGATTTATCAACATCATTCGTTTCCGAACCAGTATCCTTTTCCTGTATGTTTGCCCTTCCTTCGTATATCATCTCCCAATACGGGGTGGTCTGATATTTATCCGAACTGTTCTTGTTCTGATAAATTCTCACCATATCAGGAAACATATCCTCACCTAAAATACTCTTTCCCATACTACCATCTTAATCTAGTTATTTCAACATCAGTCCCAACATCCAAATTCAAACCCCATTTGGCGTATAAATCCTTTGCGCGTTGCTCCAATCTTTTCTTGTCATTGATAGAAATAGTCTTGCTTGTGTCGGTAATTGACCAGTTCCCGGCTTTCTTCGTCTTTCCCTGTATCGTTGAAGGGGCAGTACAAACAATGAGCAACAAGTCAGCATAAGCCAAATCCTTCTTCATCTCAGACGTTTCACGGCTATCATCAGACAAACGGAATCCCCATTTCTGGGCAACACTGATATACGATGTGTTTTTCAACTCATAGTCAATCTGTGCTTTCAGATATTCACGCATAGACATATAGAAATATGCTTCCACCTTCATGTTACCCTTTGCTGTTATCTGAGGGGTAACTTGAATAGTAAACGGATTATCCGAAACTTTCAGTCTATCTTCCGGCTTCAAAGTTTCATTGTCGGCAATAAGCCAGTATCCGAACTCTACACTTTCTTCGGGAATAGCTTGGAGCGTGAGAGTATCTCCAATGAAATACTCCCCTGCGCCCTTTGCTGTGCCTTCGCCATTTATATCAATAATGACCTTCATGGTCCAACTTTTTACAATCCCGTATTTGACTGTTCGTCAACCTTCATGATGATAAGGTTGTTCGGATTCTTCATCACAGGACACGCCCACAATTCACCTGAACTCTTTTCTGCATACGGTTCAGAAGAATACTGATGCAAGAACGCGATACGTCCGCCTTCCAAAGAAGAAATACGTACAGCCGGGTTGGTATCCTGCAAATACATTGACGGTGAGTTCTTGATACGGAAGAACTGACCGCTCTGAACAAGAACAACGGTGTTCTTTTCAAAAGACGGTTTGGCTTCCTCAATCACACCGAGTTTGTTCCATTTTGATTTTTCATCAACAGGAATAATTACAGGAATAGAGAATACCTTCATCAGCACATCAACAATTTCCTGATTGTTCATAGGATAGATTGTAGTAGATGCTGCGGCAGGAACAAGACGTGCCTGTACTGCTGCTGTCACTTTCGGGTGCATCAAGAAATTATCATACAAATCCTTTGACATTTCAAAATGATCGTATGGCATACTGTCATTGTCGGCAATCTTGCACATTCTTTGAAGGTCTTTAATAGGATCTGCATTTTCGTTCGGTGTCCAGTCTGTATCGTTAAACCATTTCTGTTTTAACGCTTTCAACTTATGTTTTGCAGGAACACGATAGTCGATCTGAACAGGAATTGAGTTAGTACCACTGGCTGTATAGTTAAGCATACCTGTAGAAAGAGCCTGATAAGTCATACAGTTCAACTCGGTATGGAAACCTTGGATACATGCTTCCATCTTTGTGTACCACTTCTCACGGATCTTGTCAAGCAATGCACCTTGCGGAATGTCAAGTTCATAGAACTCCTGAATATCGGTTTCCATAAACTGAATGGCGTGACCCATCTTCGGAATACGGCCCGAATACCATTCAAATCCCGTAGTGTCCATGATAGGCTTTTCAGCCAAAGGAGCAAGCATCACAGGACGGGTAGCCTGTGTGTATTCGTCAACCATCACGTTCCATGATTTGCTCATCTGAGGAACATCCCAATCTCCGTAGCTTCTCCAGTTTTCGTTATCAAATTTCTGATTGGCATAATCCATAAGTTCCTGCATCTCCCCAGAGAAATGCCAATCATAGAAACTAAATGTCGATCTTTGCATAAAACGAAAAAATTTAATTAGTTATACAATGTGTAACGGAAAACGCAAGGATATGATTCATCATCCTTCATCGCCTTTTTGATTGCCGGAGCTACGGGCGGAATGCGTTTTTCCAAAATCTCACTTGTCACCATCCATGCACCGTTGAAAGGATAGAGAGTGGCACCGGGAATGGTGTCAACATCATAAGGCAGGATAGCATTAGGAATAACCTTGAATTTTGCGCTAGTACCAGCCTGTGTAACTTCAACCAAAATATCGGTCAATTCCAAATTACCTGCATCCTCGGACAATGTAAGGATGTCATATTCGTCATGAGACGAATCAATAGCGTTAATGGTAAAACCAATTGTAGTACCTGCGGCAGTAGTAGGTGCTTTACCGACAACCATGCCAACCTTGGCAACTGTATTACCCATGATTTTTTCAACTTTTACCGTAGTACCAGAACCCGATTTCTCGTACATTCTGAATGAATAGTGAATGTCACCGCCATCCCGCTTTGAGGAATCACATTTAATCATGGTACCAGCCGGAAGTTTGTTCCCAACTGTAGGCATACGTTCTACTGAAACGTTACATCCTACCAACAGTACGTGCAAAGACGTATCATTAGAAAAGATATGTCTTGCGCCACCAATCTTACTATAACTTGTTGCAAGAACTCCTGCTTTCATAATTAAAAAAACTATTTGTTAATTTTACTGTAATATCGGCTGACAATGTTGTTTTCCTTGTTAGCCTTATCTTCTTCTCTCTTTCTATCTATGAATGACTTTACATCGCTAGAACCACCCTTGTCAGAGATGAAAGGATTAATGCCATCCTTTGTGTATTTAGTACACGTTTCATTGTACTTTCCCTGTATTTTCAGAAGAATGCTTGTATCTTCCTCTTCGGGCGAAATCTGAATGTTCTCAAAAATGATATTGCGCAACAATTCGTTAGGCATACCTGCTTCCGGGCGTTTAATCAAATCAGACAGCTTCTTGCGCTTTTCAGTTACAATCTGCTTCTGCTTTTCCTCCTGCTCTTTAGCTTCAAACTCTTTCTTGAATTTTTCAAACTCTTCAAGTTTAGCCTTGACATCATCGGGCAACTCAAACGGTTTCGGTTCGGGTGCTGGTGTCGGTGTCGGTTGTGGTTGCGGTGCTGGTGTCGGTTGTGGCGCAGGATGTGATTTTCCCCATTCCTTTTTCAAGTTGGATATCTCCTGTTCCTTGATTGTATCCCACTCTTTGCGCTTATCAGACGCAAACGCTCTTACCTGACCTGCCACAGTGTTCTTTAAATGATTCACAACACTTTCATTCCAGAACTTTTCCGCATTTTCCTGCGGTGCGAACGCTGAGAACTCATTAATTGTCTGTTCGATTGTACGATCTGTAATAACGGAGCTACTTTCTCCCAACGCATTCTTGATACCTTCAAAAATGACTTTTACATTTTCATTCATATACTATTTATTTTTTATGTGATTCATGCACAAGACCTTTGCGCACAGTAAGTACCTCTTACCGATGCAAATGTAGTTAAAAAATGTGTATAAGCAAAAAAATATTTAAAAAAACATTATATTTGCAAAATACATACAGAAAGATGGAAGAAATTGACTTAAAATACCGAGGATTAAAGACTAAGGATGTTGTCAAATCGCTGAAACGATATGGCAAAAGGGGAATCATACCATATAAAAGCCTTGATTTCGTCCAAAGATATATAGAGGACAGAAGAAGCAAGGGATACAAGGTAAATATGCTTGCCCCACAGAAAGGTTCGCAGGAAGCATTTCTAAGGAACAGGGCAGGGATAAAGATACTGCACGGAAATCGTGGGGGAGGAAAATCCGTATGCCTTGGAATGGATATACTTAGTTCATGCAACCACCCGTCATTTTCCGCACTTGTTTTCCGTAAGGACAAGACATCCGCAGAAAAAGCGGACGGTATTCTTAAAGTGGTTTCAAAGATGGTTGAACCTTATGGTGAGTATATTGATTCAAAACGCCTTTCAAGACTTGACGCAGGAGGTGAAATACGGTACGATTATTTCGGTGATGCCTGCCTGTCGGGAGAAAAAGGCGTAAGCGAATTTAAGGACAGACAACAGGGTGGTAACGTTGTCAAGGTGGCGATAGACGAGTGCTCACAGGCAACAGAACCTATCATAAACTACCTTCAAACGGTATTGCGTTCATCATCAGGACTAAGAACAAGCCTTATAGGCGCGTGCAACCCAAATCCGTACAGCGATTTCTGGAGAGCACTGGTATCATGGTGGGTGGACGATGATGGAATAGCAATTCCAGAAAGATCGGGGAAAGTAAGATATTTCTTTCAATATGGAGATACTATACATGAAACAGCATGGGGTGACAGCCCACAAGAAGTATTTGCTCAGGCAAAAGATTATATCATCGCAAGATTCGGTAAAAATACCAAAATTGACGAAACAAACTGTAAAAGATACATCAAGAGCATAACCTTTATAGCTTCCGGACTGGAAGATAACAAGATACTTATGGCTTCCAATCCCGACTATCAGAAAAACCTTGGAGGAACAGCACAGGAAGTATCCATAAACGCATTAGGTTCATGGAAGCTGATAAAAGGGGGAAACGAGTGGATAACCCGTGACGAAATGGAGGAAATGTTCTCATCTCAGCCTGTGTTTGACGATTATTTTGAATGTGCTACACTGGATATAGCATACGGTCTTGGTGACGTTTGTGTAATGGGGCACTTCATAGGACATCACTTACAAGACCTAGAATGGTCAAACACATTAAAGCCTAGGGATTTGAACCGATGGGTAAGAAACAATCTACGGAAATGGGGAATCGGTGAAAACAGACTGGCATTTGACGGTCTTGGAGCACCTACATTCCGTGACGCATTCCCCGAAAGCCTGGCAATACTTAGAGGCGTTCCAAAAAGACTAGACAAAAGCAAGGATGATCAGCCTGTAAGATTCTATTTCGATCTAAGGGCACAGCTTGCCGATGAGATGGTAACACGTATAAAAGGAACAAACCTAGGATATTGCGGATTCAGTATAAACCCGGAACTTCTCGACAAACCGTATGTAAACAAAACAATACGGGAAGCACTGATGGACCAGAGAAGAGCAATAAGACGTGACGTGGAAAGGGAAAACGGGAAACTAAGACTGCTGAAAAAGCAGGAAGCAAAAAAGATTGTAGGATGCTCGCCCGACTTGATAGAAGGAACATTTTTATACAGGACATATTTTGATATATGCGATGTAATGATTGACATACCTAACGATATAATGGATGAATTAAAATATTTATAATTACCTATGGAAATTTTAAAATTAGACGTTTTATTACGAAAAGAACCGTTCAAAGTGGCACTTCCGTCAAGATGTGACGATGGGAGAGGTGGAGGAACAAAGAAAAAGCCAAGACGCTCCGCTTTGATATACAAATATATGTCACAGGATGACTTTCTAGCACAATGGGATACATCAGGACATTATATACATAACAGACCCGACTGGAAAGACAGTATCCCGTCAGACGATGATGCCACATCATCGGATGATGAAAGCGCGAATGTAGGTGCTCAGAAAAGGAAAAAGAAATCGACATCAACTCCCTACGTACTGCAAAGACGAGCATTTCCTCTTCAAAGGATGATACACAAGAAAAGGGTATCACACCTGTGTACCAATCCTCTTAAATTTCAGATAAAGAAAAGCGCGTCAAACCAGCAGAACAGGGATAAGCTGACAACATACAAGGAATACTGGACTGATTCTCTCATGGAAACAGCCAAGTTTGAACTTATAAGCGAAGCCGGAAAGGTAGGAGATGCTGCCATATATATATATAAGGATAAGGACGAGATAAAATACAGGTCTTTCAGCTACTCAAAAGGAGATATACTGTATGAACATAAAAACAGAAGAGGGGAAAGAATAGCTTTCGCAAGGGAATATACAACCACATATATCTCGGCTGATGGAGAAGAGCATACAGACACACTTGTCGATGTATGGACTAAAGATGAGTTTTACACGCTTGATTCCAACGGAGATATAGCAACGGATATTGACGAAAACGGAAATATCATACAACTGCATCAATTCCATAACCTGGGATTTATACCTGTAGTATATCTACGGCTTGAACTTCCATTTTGGGGGGCAGTACAGGACTTGATAGACGATTTCGAGTTCTTAATGTCCATGATAGGAGAATACAACACACGACAGGCATTCCAAATGCTACTTATCAAGACAAACGGAAGAATAAACATTCAAAGAAACGGATTGGGAGGAACTTCCATTTTACGTGTAGGAGCAGAAGATGATGCACAGTTCATGGGTAAGATGGACGCTTCAAACTCACTGTTCACCGAAATAGATAACATATACAACGGGATACTTGACGGAAGCGGTGTTGTTCCGCCAATGCAATCATCATCAGGTGACAGACCTACTGGAACAACGGCAATGTATTACGAGCCGGAAATGGAATGGGCGAGAAGTGATGCACAAATGATGAATACAGCCATAAATGACATGGCCAATATATTCAAATACTATGTAGGAGTAATGGAAGGTGACGCAACAGGTTATAACGCTCTAAGAATAAACGCTACCATAGAGCCATACTCATACATAGACTTCTCTGAATGGAACAATACACTCGTTCAGCTTGTGAACTCCCGAATAATATCATTACAGACAGCAAGAGAAGAAAGTGACTTCTCTGCAAATAACGAAGATGATAGAATGGACGAACAAGACAGAAGATTAAACGATATGGAAGCTAGGGTGATAGAGGAAAATAATGAAAATAATGAAAACAATGAAAACAATGATAACAACGATAACAGCTAAACTATGGGAAAATTTACGAACTTACTAAGAAAAATAAGAAGGACATTAGACTATATATGCCTTAACAATTTGAGAGTTGACGGAATGGAACACCTCATTGCAGGAATACTTGTAGTAAGCGTGGCGCAATGGTTTTTCTCCGTATGGACAGCAATAGCACTAACCTTGTTCATTCTTGTAGGGAAAGAAATCGTCTACGATAAGTGGCTTAGACAAGGAGTGCCCGAATGGAGAGATGTATTTTGGGGAGCAGTAGGTATGGTGCTTGGATTGATGTAGAAAAAAACACCACAAAGTTTTTATATATCAAAAATTATTATTTACTTTGTGGTGTCTAAACTTAATAGCGGCACGAGCCGCATACATCGGCTTTTTTTGTGCCCATATATAACGTGTATATCATTACAAAATATATACTGCACCGTGTCGGGATGTAGAAATACTCTCGGAGTTTTGCTATTAAGACTTAGACAACACGTAGTGCAGTTTTTTTTATTGTCTAAAATAATAGCTATGTTAGAATTAATCTTATCTAAAAAGAGTAGCGAAAGCGAAATCAAATCGTATTTCAACGCAGTTCTTGAATTGTCAAAGTCTGACAATGAGTTCCCAATCAATCTTGATGAAGTATGGATGCTTGTTTATGGCAGGAAAGAGGAAGCTGTAAGAGCACTAACTTCAAGTGAACAATTTATAGAAAATATTGATTATCAAGTTTTACGCAAGAATGCGGAAAACCAAAAAGGCGGAAGACCTACAAATGAATACAAACTTACCGTTTCCTGTATGGAGTTTTTTATTGCTCGCAAAGTACGTCCAGTTTTTGATGTTTATAGATACTCGCATTTGAAAAACCCTAAATCTTCAGTTTAAGGGATGAAAAATGCACATTTATAAATACAACGATAGTAAAATAGGTATATATAAGATGTATTAACAATTTTATATAGATGATAATCAATAAAATAGTTTCGCATTCCAATATTTTTTCGTATCTTTGAGTATTGAAAAACAAATAAAATCGCCATGCTGAGAGCCTACAAATATAGAATCTATCCGACAGACGAACAGAAGGTATTTCTTGCCAAGACCTTCGGCTGCTGTCGCTTTGTCTATAATTGGGCACTCAAGCTGAAGATTGAAGTATATGAACATGAGAAAAAGTCCGTATCATACAAGACTGTTCAGGATATGATGGTTAACGAATTGAAGAAAGACAAACAATGGCTTAACGAAGTAAATTCACAAGCCCTTCTTAATTCCATCCGCAATCTTGACACCGCCTTTAAGAACTTTTTCCGTGATACTCATGCAGTAGGCTTCCCTAAATTAAAAAGCAAAAAGGACAGGCAGAGTTTTCAGTGCCCCCAGCATTGTGTCGTGGATTTCGGCAAAGGAACAATAACCATACCGAAAGTAAAGGATATTCCTGCTGTGTTTCACCGCAAATTCAAGGGAACGGTCAAAACCGTCACCATCAGCATGACACCATCGAGAAAATACTTCGCTTCCGTATTGGTTGACACGGACATTGAAGAACTTCCGGTAACACCGATACATGACGATACGTGTTTGGGTATAGATTTGGGTATCAAATCACTTGCCGTATGTTCTGACGGGAGAACGTTTGACAACCCGAAAAACCTGCGACGAAGCCTTGATCGTTTGAAACTACTCCAAAAGCGGTTGAGCCGCAAAAAGAAAGGTTCTGCCAACCGAAACAAGGCACGCATCCGCGTAGCTAGGTTGCATGAACATATTGCCAATTGCCGTAAGGATAACCTTCACAAAATCACCTATGCACTGACGCACGACAGCCAAGTGCGTACCATCTGCATGGAGGATTTGAACGTGAAAGGAATGATGCAAAACCACCACTTGGCACAGGCAATAGGTGACACATCTTTCGGGATGTTTCTTACGCTGCTTAAATACAAATGCAGTTGGTATGGCGTGAACCTCATTCAGATAAACCGATTTTCTCCAAGTTCAAAGACCTGTGGCAAATGCGGCTATGTGTATAAAGGATTGAAACTTAGCGAGCGCAGTTGGATCTGTCCGGAATGTGGCACACACCATGACCGTGACTTCAATGCAGCTTGCAATATAAAGGAATTTGGCTTAAAAGCCCTACCCACGGAGCGTGGGAAAGTAAAGCCTGTGGACTGTCCTAAAAAGCAATGGCAGGAAGAAGCAGGAAGAAGCTCATGCCTTTAGGCGTGAGTAGCTCACATGTTCACAGATTATGGCAGAATTAGTATTTCAAAACAGCAACGGCAACGATGTGACTACTTCGTTACTTGTTGCGGAAGTGTTCGGGAAAGAACATAGTAAAGTAGTCAGAGACATTGAAAGTCTTTCATGCTCAGCGAGTTTTAATGCCGCCAATTTTGGCGTTATTACCTACATCGATAGTAGAAATCGAGAACAGACCGCTTATGAAATGACAAAGGACGGTTTTAGTTTCCTTGTCATGGGCTACACTGGGGTAAAAGCCGGAGAGTTTAAGGAAAGATTCATCAATGAGTTCAACAGACGGGAAGCCCTACTAAAGGATGATGATTACATCTTGATGCGCTCCCAGCAGATTCTACAGAAACGTATAGAGATTGCGGAGGAAAAGATTAAGTGTCTTGAACAGCAAAATTCCAAGCGAAAGATGGATATTATGTGTGTGAAAATAACAATGAAAAATATATTTTCATTATTTGTTTGTTTGAAAAAATGTTGTACCTTTGCAGTGCTACAACTTACTATTAAATATGCCAATGGGATTTTTTATGCCCGTAAGGAAACTTATATATTGAAATATAGGCAGACAATATCCGTGTATCATCGCCCAATGGCAATGGTAGGTTGTAGCAAACTAGGATATTTGTCTGCTTTTTTATTTAATAACAAATAATTTCATTTCATGCTACAACCAAATGAAATCTATTTGAACGGGAATAATAGTACCGTACAGATTGCGTCAGCTCACGAAACGAGCGAAGTTATGGTTTATGAACATCCTTTATTCGGAAAGGTTCGTATGTTTGTTGAAAACGGTAAAAGTTGGTTTTGTGCAACAGATATTGCCACCTCTTTGCAGTATGCAAATCCAAGAAAAGCTATCATAGACCATTGTAAATCACAGGGCGTAACGCTACGTGACACCCCTACAAATAGCGGTATTCAACAAATGAAGTTTATCAGTGAAGGTAACATCTACCGTTTGACCGCTAAAAGCCAAATGCCAAGGGCGGATGAATTTGAAAATTGGATTTTTGACGAAATCGTCCCATCGGTAGTAAACACCGGCAGCTACTCCGTACAACCTCAAACTCCTAAAACCTATCTTGAAGCCTTGGAAGCTTTGGTAGCTTCTGAAAAGGAGAAAGAACGGCTGCGCATTGAATCGGAGCAACAGAAAAAGCAAATCGAACAGAAAGATGCTAAGATAGCAAAGATACAGCCCAGAGCGGACTTCGCCGACAAAGCCTTTGCAATGGAAGGCAAGTGCGATATAGGACAGGCGGCAAAGATACTTGGATTGCCTTTTGGAAGAAACTCTTTGTTCAAGAAACTTCGTGAAGCAGGAGTATTCTTTGCTAACAGGAATGAGCCAAAACAGAAGTATATTGATGCTGGGTATTTCGAGATGAAAGAAAAGCCTATTCCAAGAGAGAATCACCCAGGTTTTGTCGTGATGGTTGTTCTATGCACACAAAAAGATCTTGCATACATCAATCACCTGTTTGGCGGAAAACCGTCCGATGGAAAATTGGCGAGAATAGTATAGCACTGTACATAATCTATTATTACTAAAAAAACAAGGAGCGACAAAAATATCGCTCCTATATTTCCTTTAACGTATAATTGATCACTTTATCGTAACCCAAACCTGTTCGCCACGCTTTATCGAATTGTCAATCAATTTGTTCAACTTGTCAGAAGTATAGCGTGATTCGGTAAGCCTGCCTTTTGATGTATTGTTACCAACAAGGATACACCCGGCAGAATCCTTTGCTGTATTCCCAGAGTGAAAAAGAATACCCTCAAAATGAGGAACATTCAACAGTCTTGGCATATTACGTCCGAATTTTGGGGACCAGTTGTATATAACCTGGTATCTTCCATAAGGAATAGCAGATTCAGCATAAACCTTCTTCTCGTTTCCATCAAACACTCCGTTCTTATTCACGTCAACAACACGATCTTCAAGCGTATTACTGAAAAACTCACCATCAATATACAAACGCCCTATAGTATAATCAGGCTTACACCATTTTCTTTCTACTAATAGTTCCATGATTTTTTATTTATTGATACATTGCAAATGTACAAAAAAAGTAGGCATTACAAAACAATTAACAATATTTATACATTTTATTATTGCAAAAATACCATATTTTTTGTTTCTTTGTATAACAATAGATGAACCATTACGATGTTTTTACTTTGGCAGCAGGCAGATGTGAATCTTTACTGTTGCCTTTTTTATTTAAAATACATACCTTTGCACTATGGACAACGAAAGAGAAATATTATCGAAACTTGACGCTATCATACAGAACCAAAAGGTTTTGTATGAGAATCAAATTGTAATCTTTCAAACTCTAGCATCAATCGGGCAAAAAGTTTGCAGCCAAAGTGATTTCAAGAGTTTGATGATAAACATGATAGCAAACGGTATAACAGAAAGAGTAGAAGCCAATGATCAACAAAGAAGAAATATCTAAGATTGCAGACTATTACTTCCAAGTAAAAAGACTTGCGAACGGTATAAAATCGTCAACCAAAGAGCGTGCGGAGAAGTTCTCTAAAGACCTTCTAGCCATATTCCTTTTGGCAGGGGCTAAATCGTTCAAGTCAATATCAAAACTATCGGATATCCAAAAAGAAAAAGTGATGGAACTGACCAAAAAGTTCCGTGAAGATATATATAACGACATATACCAATATGTACTGGAAAGCAATAAACTGTCACTAGAACTAAACGATGATCTTGGATGGGAGTATATTTCAATGACGGACAACGGAATTAAGGAATATATGGAAAGGACATACGGTGGAGAAACGACAAAGCAGAGAATAAACACAAATACAAACAGATTCCGCGCTGTTGTTGAAGTATATCTTGCCAATACATTACTGTCCACAAAAACGAACAATATAGAGAAAATAACAGACGAGGTTCAAAAGAAGATATGGAACAACATATCATCACCATATAACGTATCATTTATTCCGCCAAGCAAACAGAAACACTATGGGAGAGGATATGCTACAAACGGTATAAGCCAGTTGTATGTTATAGAACAACAGATGATTCTAGGAATTTTCAATGAAGCAAATTACAACTCATGGAAAAACATTCCAAATTTCAAGGGATGGAGGACAGCAGTAACGTCTAAAAATCCATGCCAGTTCTGCATTGACGAGCAATACAGAATACACACAGACAGACCTAAGCTGCCGTTCCATGCCCATTGTTTGTGTATATTATATCCGGTGTTTAATGCATAATAACTTGATAATCAACATACCATTGAGTAACATTACCATAAGATGGTGGATTTCCAGCATCAACCACATCATTACGTGTAAATGATTTCGGAATATTTGTGCACGAAGGCATCAATATATTACCTGACCATTGACCTGTATAAGATCCATCTTTCGCCCTCCATCTATATCTAGCGTATGGTCTGCCGGATGAAGCAACGTAATCACTAGAAGTGTTATTTGTAATGTTCAATCTGCATTTAGAAGAAGTAGATCCATTTGTCAACTGTCCGTAAACAGAGAATCCAGAAGCGTTTGCTGTTGTATCTCCAAGTGTAATAGAAAGACTTTGTGTAACCACTATCGGCTTACGAATAAATCCGTCAGATGTAGTAGGAATTAAGCATAATACATTTCCACTGTAATCACAAAAATAACCCTTAAGATAAATATATGTATCCCCCATAGATATGAGATTATTGCGATTAAGGGTAATTGAAATTTTTCCTGTACTATCAATACTACTTACAACGAAAACTCCAGAATCCACCAACTTCTTTAATTGATTATATACTTCCACCTTTATCTTCATATTAGACCAAGTAAATCCCCCAAGTATTTTACCCCAATTATACCTAGAATCAGCCCAATATGGTGAAATTGTAAGTACAAACGTTGTTTTTGTAGCATCTACAGGATTAGTTAGAATATCTTTATCTATTGTAAGAGGTTTAGCCCCATGATCGTATCCATCAAAATCAGTAAGTCTATACCATGTTTTAGGCCTATCATATACCAATCTTTTATTTACAGAATCATAAATTATACCAGGTAAACTAGCGTTGTCAAATGAAGGACTAGACGCTTCTTTGGGTTTTATATAACTCCACATATTAATTTTTTCGCTAAGACAAGCATATCCTAAATCATAACCGTCACTAGTAGCACCAATACCTAGAGTAGGATATACGTCACCACCCAAATTAATGGGTGCAGTGATTTTACCGTTAGAGTGACCCATAATCACCCCCTTCCTCTATAACGGTAAAAGAACCTTTACAAACAACAATGCCATTACAACTGATACTACGACAATGAATATCGCCATCAATTATAACAGCATCAGAAATGTCATAATCACTAGGAAGTTCCTCACCACATAGTGTTATAACTTCGACTGCCCCTGTGCAGCTAGACTGCCCCTGTGCAGCTAGACTGCCCCTGTGCAGCTAGACTGCCCCTGTGCACCCTCGCTTCGCTTCGGTCGCACACCAAATTTCCGTTTACAAACAAATTAATCTTCATCTAACTCACGTATTAAGTCATTAACATATTTTACACATGAATCCAACTCGTCATACCCATCCAAAATCATAGCACCGACAGTAATGTGAAGTTTGTCTATCACTTCTTTTTTTAACAGCACAGCATTTGCCTTGCTTGTATCAGACTTTTCTATAACCGTTATTGCGGAATCAATAATCCTTGTGACTTCGGATGGCGGCATCATGGGAGTGTCAGCACCTTTCCGCCAAGACTGATATTCTCTCAATTTTTTTAGAAGTTCTTTTTTTCTCATGTGTTTAGTAAATAAGGGGTGGTTATAGCATAAATGAAAAGGACTATACCACCCCTACCCCTTTTAAATTATGAAAAGATTTAAAATACAAACAACAGTCATAAAATGTTGTTTTAAGGATCTTCTACGGTGACAAAATCACCACAAATATAATAATTATTGCGAATTAAGCCAAATTTGTTCCTTAATACCTTAATTGTTTCCTAGTTTCAAATCAAGTATTTCAAATACATCCCTTTCTATCTTTGCCACAACGCTCTCATCAAACTTATCCTCGTCAATGCTTTTTATGTAGTCAACCAAAGAATGAATCTTCCTGTTAGTGTAAATAATAGCAGAACGAACATCATCAATCATCACGCTGTTTGAAGCCTTATCCATCTCCTTGTCTGCAAAAGTTCTCTCATGTATAGTTCCATCTTCCTCAATTTTGTATGAAGGAATTTTGAAGAACTCACATACATCAAAACGGATCATAAGACTAACTGCACTCATCATGCTTGTAATATCATCATCAGAGCAATCCAAGACAATATCTCTATAATCTTCACAAACCAAACAACTTTTAAAAGAAAAATATGGGATATCATCTTCCGAATCAAAAAGCCATGTTTCTTTATACTCGTTTGTCTTTATTTCAACAAACCTAGAATGATCACAGCCAACAGACTTGTATTCATTGATAACATCAATCCATCCTGTAAGTTTAGACATTGTATCATTAATATATTTTCCATACAAAACAACATCATAATACAATGCAGGTAAAGCATTATCACGGGAAGAGAAAGTTACAGGCTTAGAAATAGATTCCAAAACGGATAACTTACCCAACACAAAATTAAATATGTCAGCTAAAGGAAATTTACTCTTTATTCGTTTCATTATCAACTACAAAAAAATCGGATGGAGGAAAACCCGAAATATGGCAAAAAAGATAAACCTCCATCCGCAAACAAAAACAAGAATTTAATCAATATAAGCAAAAACCACACATTTCGGATAGCATTGCAATACTAAAAGGGCAAATCATCCCGTCTTTCAGGCTGGGCAGGTGCAGGTGATGGTGCAGGTGATGGAGCTTGTGCTGGTTGCGGCATATCTATCTTAAAGCACCCAACTTCATTGTAATATTTACCCTGGTATTCTCTTGCTCTGATTTCAAGATGGGCAGTAATAGTATCACCCTCTTTCAATTGAAGATCACACAGGGTGCCCATTACATAGAAATACACCTCTTTGGAATACATGGAACCAATTTCCTCAACGAGATAATTTCTCTTCTGCCAAGGATTACCTGCCTTACTTGTACCAGCCTGTAACTGACCTACTTTCTTTACTTTACAATTTAATACTAAATCCATTTTTTTATTTTTTATATAATTATTTTTTTTTCAACAATAAAACCCCCATATTTACGGGAAATTAATAACAGCTTATTAACTGTAACAACTGTTTTACATCCATCAATTTTGTTCCAATTTATATCTCTTAATGCAGCATAACCATTACTACTTCCACTGATGAAACAAACAATACCATTGAACTTAACCTTGTCAAACATGGTAAACATTGCTCCGCTTTTTGAAGGTTTACCACCGTTAAGCCAATAAGAAGCACTAGCACTTCGTCTTACACCGCCTTTACTGAATTTATGCATATGCAATACTCTGCTATGCCGAGGAATAAACCTTATAAAATGATGAGTAGACAACATCTTAGCTGCAAGATTACCACATATACAATAAGCATCATTGTAATGTTCCTTGTCCAATCCTAATTTTATTCGTTTGTACTTCGTGATATAGCCGAATGTCATTGAAACATTATCGTATCTAAGTTTTAGCTCGTCATACAATTTCCATCGCATAATCCCCATAAAGGCGGAATCTCTAAATGACTTTCCACGCTTTACATTTAATTCAAACTCACCTCTATGATATGCCTTATGACAAGTTTCGCAAAGGGTAATCAAGTT